AATGAAATTCCACGACAATTTCCACCTTTTCTTTCTTGATACTTTTTGTTGCAGAAATGGACAATTCTTCTCTCTTTTTCCGTGTCTTTGAATTATCTACATTCTCTTTTCTTTTGGAGGTGCTGTTGCGGCAATTCATATCCTTTTCAATTTCATCATAATGTTGTTCAATATAATCAATGACTTTATTTTCAAGTGCCCATTTGAAAAAGTTCAATTGTCCAATGGTGGTTTCAATACTGCTGCCATTTTTATATGGTATATTAATCCGTTCCCATCGACAAAAAGGGTCTAGTCTTTTTTTGGAATATGCTTTTAATTTCAGTTTATAATCAACATATACTTTAAATCTTCGTCCATTTTCAGTGTCATCGTCAATGGTATAAAGTGTATAATATTTTTTTGCATAATTTGTGGCAAACCAATCAACAATTCGGAGAGAAATCTGTGATTCTCCAGTAATAATTTTCAACATACGAGATAGGTTGTCTTCATCCTTGTAAAATTGAATTAAGTTTGCGAGTAATAAATTGTTTTGAGTAATAAAGGATGAATTCGTATTCATTGATTGATTAATTTAGTTTATTTATTTTATTTAAATCCTTATTTTTGATTTCCTTATTTTTGATTTCCTTATTTTTGATTTCCTTATTTTTGATTTCCTTATTTTTCATTTGTCAATTTTGTGCCTTGTGGTTTCAAAAAAGTGTCAATGTCTTCTGAAAACGTATTGTTTGGCATAAATGGATTCATGTTTGTTCTAGGTATGGCATCTCTTTCAGACAATTTTTGTTCAATATCTTCTCTCTTGTTATGAGAATTTAATGTGTCCCAACTGTGTTCGTCGTGATTCAATGCTGCTAAATAAGCGGTAGTTTCAACATTGTTATTAGCATTACCGTTGCCTTTGCGTTTTGATTGTTCATATGTTTCACCAAAACTCCATTTGTAATGTTTGGATTCTTCCATAGTATATTTATTCTAAAGTTTTCCATGATTTCCACGATTTCACAAGTTTCACGATTTCACAAGTTTCAATTGTTTCGTAAACAAATAATTATTGCATGATTGTATTCTTCTTTTCAAATTGCATTCTAAACAACATATGACAATATTGGAATATGTATGTCCGAGAGAATTGTCGATTCTGTCAAGAGTCCATTGTTGAGAATCTCTGACAATTTTATATAATAATTTCATGGATTGAAAACAATAATAACACTTTAATTTACAGTCTATGAATTTTTGAATTACTTGCTGAAAAGGTATAATGCTATCTTCTATGTGGACCTTTTTTTTAACATCTTGTTGTTTGTATCCTGCAAGTTTTCTCTCTATTTCTTTAATAATAATATCGGGCAATTCATTCAATAATAATAATTCATATTGTTTGTCAAATTCAAAGAGGGTGGGACATATATTTTTTTTTAATAGGCATGCTCGTTCTTTATTTACTTGTTGTTGTTTTGTGGCCTTTTTTATTTGATATTTATTATTTTGTCCAGTAATGACTATTTTCTTTGGATTCTCTGCTTCTTCTTTTCCTTCTTTTTCTTTTTCTCCTTTTTCTTTTTCTCCTTTTTCTCCTTTTTCTTTTTCTCCTTTTTCTTTTTCTCCTTTTTCTTTTTCTCCTTTTTCTTTTTCTCCTTTTTCTTTTTCTCCTTTTTCTTTTTCTCCTTTTTCTTTTTCTTCTTTTTCTTTTTCTCCTTTTTTATTTTCAAACATATAATATAAAACAGGTTAAACTCAACGCTTTATATTATATAATGGAAGAATCTAATGCTAATTCTGAAGAATGCGCAGAATTAAAAAACCTTAAATACAAGACGATGCTTTTAAGTGGTGTTCCAATTAAAGAAACAAAATCATCTGGAGATTTATTCACATTGGAAAAATTTTTAGAAAGTGAAAAAAACACAAATAGTATTGGTCCTTGGTGTAAATTAGACCGAACTGTAAAAATCCAAAAGATTTCTCTCTATGTTTCTAAATATAAAATGGAACATGACTTGTCTCAAGAGGAAGAGGTCTTATTAATGAATTTCATGAAGGATTGTTTAGAGAGAAAAAAACTGCAAAAGGTAAAGGATGTTGTTTACGACAAGGAAACAGGACAAATTAAAGATATTCCCTCCTTGTCATACAATAAACAAACCCGGCATTTTACATTGAAGAATCTAGAAAAGCGTATTTCTACATTGAAAAGTTTGCCTGTTACTAAAAATTCTGGCACAATTAAAAATACAAAACATTGTGTGATTATTCCAATCTAATATTCAAGGGTTTAAAAATAATAGGACATCTTTATATAATGGATAAAATTTCTCATTATATAAATGAAATAAGTGAGATTCGTCATTCCATGCATACATTCTTGGATTCAGAGGCTGAAATTAATGTCCGATACGAATTCATCCTTTTAGATGATGATGAAATCATAGATATGTTGGAATGCATGGACCAATATATTACAGACCATCCCAAAATAATATCAGACCCCGAATTTGATGACATTTTTTTAGAAGACATGCAATCCTTTTTTCCGTGTTGTGAAAACATAGAAGAGGTCATTGAATTGTTTCATATATTGATTCTTCCAAAAAGGTCACAAGAAGAAGGAGAAAAAGAGGAACAAGAAGAACAAGAGAGAAAAGTCATAAAGGATAAAATAGAACGTTTGCATTCACACCCACAACATACACAACGAACGCCAGAATGGTATGATTTTCGCAACAATTTAATTACTGCAAGCAATGCCTATAAAATATTTGATACAAATGCAACAAGAAATCAATTGATTTATGAAAAATGCAGTGCTTATGAAATCGCACACAAAGAACCGCCATCGCAATCTATAAACATTGAATCTTCTCTCCATTGGGGACAAAAGTACGAGCCTGTTTCTGTGCTTTTCTACGAAAAAATGGTTAAAACAAAGATTGAGGAATTCGGTTGTATTAAACATAAAGTATATTCTTTTTTAGGTGCATCTCCTGATGGAATCATCACAAACCCGTCATCTTCCAACTATGGAAGAATGCTTGAAATCAAAAATATAGTAAATCGCGAAATAGATGGAATACCTAAAAAAGAATATTGGATACAAATGCAACTTCAGATGGAAGTGTGTGATTTAGACACGTGTGATTTTTTAGAGACGCAGTTTATTGAATATGAAAACGAGGACGATTTTCTACATGATTATGAAATAGATGAAGTAGAAGAATCCACTCGTTTTATGCAAACAAGCAATGGGGAATTAAAAGGAATCATCTTATATTTTTCTAAAGAAGGCATGCCCTCATACATTTACAAGCCGTTGGAGATGAATAGGCAAGAGTTTGACGCGTTTGAATGCCGGACGATTGAAGACATGGAGGCAACTGGAATGACATGGATTAAAAATATTTATTGGAGATTAAAAACATATAGTTGTGTTCTTGTAAAAAGAAATCGTCGTTGGTTTGAAGACAATGTTTCAGATATTGAAGATTTATGGAATGTGATAAAGAGAGAAAGAAAGGACGGATATTCTCATCGTGCTCCAATCAAAAGAAAGTTGATTCAGACGCCGCCAATCCAAAACCAAAACCAATGTTTGATTTCTATACATGATGGAAAGACAATTGTTCAATATAATATATTTGGCGAATCTTGTGAAAAGGCAAACATTGTTTGAGGCGTCGTGTAATAATTGATTCGTAAACCAGCATTGACATCAACAGGAGGCAATATGGTTGAAATATTAGAATGGTCTTGATGATTTTTGTATAAAGCACCGCAGAATTCAGCAGGCATGCATCGCCCGTCATCTGGATTGTTTGGATATTTCAGATTATTCGTGATTTGTTTGTATGAGCCGACTTCAAAAATAGGATAATGCCACCAAATATCATGACCGCTCTTTTCAGAGACTCCGGACTTACTATGAATGGGATAAACATCTTCCACCAAGACTTTATTAAGTGAAACAGGATATGCACTACCTCCTAAATTTTCATAATTTTTGTAATTTTCTCTTGATGTGTAAAACAAATTCAATGCTAATAAACACCCAATGACAATAAATAATATCGCAATAATTTTATTCATATATATTACAAAACTTAATAAATTGGACTGAATCAATATAAAATAATGCTACAATATTATGTATATGGAAACCTGCAATATGCGAGTAATCAAACGCAACGGCGAATTGGAAGAAATAGCCTTTGACAAAATATTAAATCGCATCAAGAAATTGGGATTGGAAGCAAATATTAATGTCAATTACTCTTCATTGACAATGAAAGTGATTGACCAATTATATGACAAAATCCACACAACAAAAATAGACGAATTGACAGCAGACCATTGCATTTCTCTCTCTACACACCATCCGGATTATGCGATTTTGGCAGGAAGAATCGTCATTTCAAATCATCAAAAAAATACGAGTCCATCATTTAGTGAAGTGATGAAGCAATTGTATTATTTTTATGACATTCATGGTGAACATTCTCCCATTGTTTCTCAAGAATTGTGGGAAATGGTGTTAAGACATTGCGAATTGTTTGATAAAATGGTGCGTCACGAGAGAGATTATTTGATTGATTTTTTCGGATTTAAAACGCTTGAACGTGCGTATTTGTGCAAAGTCGCCAATATTATTGTAGAACGTCCTCAATACATGTGGCTGCGCGTGGCCATTGGTATACACGGCACAAACATAGATGACATTAAAGAAACATATGATTTAATGTCTCAAAAATATTTTACTCACGCAACGCCTACGCTCTTTAATGCAGGCAGTCCAAGACCTCAATTAAGTTCTTGTTTTTTACAGGCAATGGAAAATGATAGTGTAGACGGCATTTACAACACGTTAAAAGAATGTGCACAAATCTCTAAATATTCAGGCGGCATCGGTCTCCACATTCACAACATTCGTTGCAAAAATTCGCACATTCGTGGGACAAATGGCAAAACAGACGGCATCGTGCCAATGTTAAAGGTGTTTAATAGCACTGCTCGCTACATAAACCAGTGTTTTACTCCGGAAACAATTGTTTATTCTAAAGATGGTCCAAAACAAATGAAGGATATTACTACTTCGGATGAGTTGATTACATTAGACGGAACATTCAAACGCGTAAATGAAATTATAATAAATAAGGTGAAAAAGGAGATTCTTGAAATAGAAACTGCAAATTCACTCTTTCCAGTGCGTGTTACAAAAGAACACGACATCTATGTTATTAATCACAAAACCCGTAATAAAGACGGAGATTTCACACCATCTTTTCTCTCTGCAGATGTCTTAAAAGAGGGCAATTTAGTGGCGTTTCCTATTCCATCATATATTGATGAAAAATATGACATGTTTAATTTAGATTTTTATCATTCTTACGGGTTGTTAATAGGAAATAAAGAAATAACAATGTCCTCTTATTATCTTCATTTGTCTCAAGAGAAAACACTAAAAATAATCATGGGAATATTTGAAAGCATCCATTTTAATGTAGAATCCAACACATATTCATCATTAAATACGCAATTCATTTCTCAAATAAAATATTTATTGTTAAAGGTGGGTATTTTAACAACATGCACGAATGCATGTGAAATCACGGTTCCAATTCAATATCAACTGCAAATAAATGTCAACACTGACAATATTTTATGGTCACCTATTACAAAGATTACTAAAATAGAATACGAAGGCGATGTCTATGATTTCAATATGATTGACAACCACAATTATTTAACAGACATGGGTATAGTTCATAATTCAGGAAAAAGAAACGGAAGTTTCGCGATTTATCTAGAGCCATGGCACGGAGACATTGAAAGTTTCCTTGAAATGAGAAAAAACCATGGTGACGAAGAGATGAAGGCCAGAGACCTCTTTTATGCATTGTGGGTTCCAGACCTATTCATGGAGAGAATCAAAGAAAATAAAAAATGGTCCCTCTTTTGTCCGGATGAATGCCCGGGGTTGGCAGACGTGTATGGTTCTAAATTCAAAGAATTGTATGAAACATATGAATCCACTGGCAAGGCTCGCAAAACAGTGGAAGCCCGCGATTTATGGTTTAAAGTCTTGGACGCACAAATGGAAACAGGCACACCGTATTTATTATATAAAGATGCGGCAAACATAAAAAGTAACCAAAAGAATATTGGCATAATTAAATCCAGCAATTTGTGTGTTGCGCCGGAAACTCTCGTATTAACAGACAATGGCCAAATTCCTATTCATGAGTTAGAATGCAAAGAGATTAAAGTATGGAATGGCCAGAGGTTTAGTAATACAATGGTATTTAAAACAGGTGAAAATCAGGAATTGATTGAAGTGGAAACCAGCGATGGATGCGTCCTGCATTGTACACCATATCACCGATTTTTTATAGAAAACCCGAAATCAACTGCCAAAGACAAGGAGGCGTCTATTATAGAAGCACAGCATTTAACAGTTAACGATGTCATTGTCGCGTGTGATTTCCCAATTATTGACGGCGAAACACATCTAGAGACGTTTGACATAACCGAGATTCCAAAAGGAGCAATTAGCATGGAATCAAAAATGATGTGGCTTTCTCTCTTTTGCGAAAAATACGGAGTTGTTTCTTCAAAAATAAATCTACTGAAATCCGCCATTTCAATCATGCATAAAAACAAAGAAACCTTAATGTCTGTAAAACATCTGTTACAAACGTGTGGAATAAATGCACCTTTGAGTAAGACGAGTTATTATAATTATCTTTATCCTGATACGGCGTATTATACATTGAAAATTAATTCCACGCAATTGAAAATTTTGATGGACAATGGATTGCGTTATAGCAGTCCTATAATTACTGCATTGTTGCAAAAAAAATACGATGATGAGACCTATGTGCCCTCTGAACCGATTAAAGTCATACGGATTACATCTAATGGAAGAAAAGACGACACCTATTGTTTTAATGAGCCACTCAATCATGCGGGCATTTTCAATTGTATACTTACATCTCAATGCACGGAAATTATCCAGGTTTCAGATGAAAAAGAAACCTCCGTCTGCAATTTAGCGAGCATTGGATTGCCTACTTGTGTGGATGAAAAGACTCGCATATTTGATTACGAGAAATTGCATCAAGTGACAAAGGTGATAACAAAAAATCTGAATAAGATTATAGACATTAATTATTATCCAACTGCGAAATCGCAACGCAGTAATTTGTTGAATCGTCCGATTGGCATTGGTGTTCAAGGACTCGCGGATGTCTTTATGATGATGGACGTTCCGTTTCACAGTGACCTTGCAAAAAAGATAAACATTGAGATATTTGAAACAATATATCACGCCGCCTTGGAAAAAAGCAATGAAATTGCGATTGACAGGCATAATAAATTGAAACGATTCCATTCTTTTTACAACAACTTGAAAACATTGAGTCCGAATAAACCAGAAGAATATGTAAAAACCGATTTAACAGTTGAACACTTGTCCGAATTAAACCCAGTCTATGGAGAAATGAACAATTTATCAAATGAGAGATGCGGTGCATATAGTTCTTTTGAAGGTTCTCCTGCATCTTTAGGATATCTTCAATTTGACTTGTGGAATGTAGTGCCTGCGACAAAGAGATATGATTGGTCGTATTTGAAACAATCAATCAGGAAATTCGGATTGAGAAATTCTCTCTTGTTGGCCCCGATGCCCACGGCTAGTACATCGCAAATTCTAGGATTTAATGAATGTTTTGAACCAATTACTAGTAATATTTATAGCAGGAGCACGTTGGCCGGCGAATTTATTCTTGCAAATAAATACTTGATGAATGATTTGATTGGGCTTGGATTGTGGAATGAACGGATTAAAGACAATATTATTGCAAACAAAGGGAGCATTCAGCAATTGACAGTGTTGCCGCAACATATACGGGATAAATATAAAATTGTGTGGGAAATACCAATGAAGCATGTTATAGACATGTCCGCCGAGAGAGGGGCATACATTTGTCAAAGTCAGAGTTTAAATCTTTGGTTAGAAGACCCAAATTACAACACATTGACATCGATGCATTTTTATGCTTGGAAAAAAGGATTAAAGACGGGTATTTATTATTTAAGACGAAAAGCCAAACATCAAGCCCAACAATTTTCTATTGAACCAGAGAGAAAACAAGAGGACGAAAATAAACACGACGAAATCTGTGAAATGTGTTCTGCATAAAGGAATAAAGAATAAAGAATAAAGAAATGCACAATACTAAGAGAGAATGGAATCATTGTCAATCCTCCTGCTTACATTGGCAGGATTTTATATGATTCTTGTATTGTATGTGGTGCCATCATATGCATGCATCGTGTTCCAATTATTCCAATCTAGAAATAAAATTGTATCGCGTGAAAAATGTGAAAAAAATAATATCCAATAAATATAAATGTCAACTAAACACTTATATTTATTACTTGGCAATGATGCGGATTGGGAAGACATTGTTATTTACGACAATAAAGAAGAGGCGACCCGAGTGCTGCGGTCACATCCATCGCATAACAATCGTTTTAGAATAGAAGTATTTGAAAAAAAAGAGGGTTCTTTAAAATATACGCCTGCCTATAAAACGATATTTTACAATGGAGAAACGAATGAGCCAACGCCGATAATGAACCGAATATGAGTTCGTCGTCATTATTCTTTTGACATGCATATTTAAAATACTTATTTAGTATATTCCAGGCATTAAATAAGATTGTGTAAAAAATGGTTAATTAAATTACACGGAATCGGAACACACCTCACAAAATATATCTTCTAAACCTAAGAACTAGAGCAATTCCGACATTTTTCTCTGAATCTTTGAATTCATGATGCAAATATCTGTCCCGAATTCAAGTTGGTAATAACATCTCAAACAAACGACAACATCGTTCAATGAGTTGTGTAATTTTTTAGGAGCCGCGCCAAAGAGTTTCTCGTGAAGTTCCACCAATTTCGGGAATTTCACAAAAGTGTTTCCGGTCTTTGACGTCATTTTAATATTGCACAATGAAATGCTGTTTCTCATGGTGCAGTATAGTTTTTCTTTTAAATTCGCCAGAATAAATAAATATTCCTTGTATCTCTCCACAGTGTCAACTGCTCTCCGTGTAAAACGTGAATAGGTCTGATTCATTGTCCGATGCATTTCTGCTTTTATCATATTGAAATCAAAATTCATATTGTGGGCAATTACCTTGTCTGCGAGTAAGACGTCCTTCATAAATTTTGTCAAGACCGAATCAATATCCACGCCTTTTTTTAGAGAGATTTCATTGGTAATTCCGTGAATGTTGATGCATTCTTGTGGAATAATCACTCCTGGCGGCAATTTAATGACATGATCCGATATTTTTAGTATTTCATTTTTTGTAGTATCGTAAACAATATAACTAAATTGCACAATATGTGGCCAAATCGTTTCTGTTTGAGAAACGACTGTATATGGAATGTCTTCTTCTTGTCTTCCAGAGGTTGCTGCTGATTTTGTTGGTCCCGAGGTTGGTGGTGGCATCGCTGCTGTGGCTGACGCTGCTGATGTGGCTGACGCTGCTGCCGGAGGCATTGGCACATTCGTCGTTTTTGTAACTTTTTTTGGGAGTCCGGTCGTTTCAGTGTCAAAGATAATAATTCTCATTTTGTTTGGTATAATGCATATTCATAAGATGAGTGAAAGCATTTCATTTTTTATTTTTCAAACAAGAAAAAAATAAAAAATGCGGAAAAGTAGAATGCGGAAAAAGAATGCGGAAAAGTAGAAAAGAATTCAAACATAGTTTTTACATATTCCAAAATTTCTTCTGTGCCAAATTGTAATTCCATGAAGCGCAATTCCGTCCAAGTGTTTTTTTGCGCCATACCCTTTATTTGTATGAATGGAATATTTTTCCATTAATTCAGGATGCTGTTCACACAATTCATCAATGTATTGGTCTCTCGCAACCTTTGCCAAAATAGATGCAGCAGCAATGGAAGTGTATGCATTGTCGCCTCCTTCAATGCAAATGTGCGGCATGCTTTCTAGTATACCGCGGGTTTTATTAAAATGGGTGATGGGTTTAAAATAATTGCCATCAATCAACAGTTGGCAATTATTACGTGTCAATTCAACCTTGTGGCATGTTTCAATCAATGAATTGATGCAAGAATGCATTGATTTTTGTGTGGCCTGTAAAATATTAATATCTTCAATCACGCGTTCATCTTCATACGAAACAGTCCAAGCAATGGCGTGTTGTTTAATGTATTCAGCGATTTCTTCAATCTTTTTTTTAGAAGTGAATTTTTTGCTGTCCTTCATTTTATAATGTTCAAAACTGTCATCTTTAGGTAAAATAACTGCGGCGGTGTAGACTCTTCCAAACAATGGTCCACGGCCGACTTCATCTACGCCGATTTCATACATGTCTGGATTTTCATCATAATAAGTTTTCAGCAGTGTTTTTTTCCCATTTGCATTCATAATAATATAATATACCAATGATATATTTATATATTTTACCGTATAATTATATATGAAACCTGAATTGTTATTTTTAATATTATTATTATTAGGTTTTATTTTGCATTGTTTTTTAGGAAACAAGAAAACATTTTATAAAAGGATAGAGGGTATGACTGATGTTGAAACGGTGGGTTCATCGACATCATCCGCATCTTCTCTCAATTCTTCCAATAATTCATATGAAAATTACAATCATTACAATGGCACATCCATTGCAACCAAATATTATGGACCAAATGGCGAAGTCGTCATTATAAATAGCCCCTCTTCTATAACTGTAATTAACACTTCGGGAATTAGTGTGGAATACACATCAACTGCTTCATCCTCTACCCAAATAGAGGCAATAACATATCGCGGTCCAAATGGCGAATCAGCAACATTTGTAAGTGGCACAAATGGTGGCAAGGCCGTAAAAGTGACAGACGCGCAAGGCAACAGTGTGATTTATGGAGAGAATCCAACATCAACCACGGCAGCAGTAGTTACAAATCCATCAACAACTTATTATGGAAGCACTGGAAACCAGATTCCAAATAATTCGGCATATGCATATGTTTCTCCCACCCCTGCAGTTTCTTCGTATGAATACAATCAATATCAATCTCAAACAAATCCGCCATATGATTACTCTTCTTCTCTCCCACCGGGAATTCCAAGAAGCCAAATACTTCCAGGGCAAGAAGACCTATATATATTGAAATCCCAAGTGGTTCCACCGGTATGTCCGGCATGCAATCCAGTAGTAATTTACAAAGACAAGGAATGTCAGGCGTGTCCTCCATGTGGTCGCTGTCCTGAACCGAGTTTTGAATGCAAAAAAGTGCCGAATTACAATTCCATAAACAATGAATATTTGCCCACTCCTATTCTGAATAGTTTTTCAGGTTTTGGAATGTAGACACTCAATGAAAAAATATAATGAAAAACATTTAAACACACAATCATAAGTATTTCAATATTATAATGTCAGAAGTGTCAGAAACAGAACCCTTTTCCTTTATCGCAGATTCTTACGAAAAACTGATGCTAGACACGGCATATCAAGCAATTACATCATTGGAATTGTGGGAATACATGTCTCAACCGAATGAAGGTTATATGCTTAGTTCAGACAAAGAACTCGGTCTTATCATGAATGAAATCGTTAAATTAGGATACGACGGTCATTCAGGCGGTTCTTTTGGTTGCACAATGAGAGACATGCAATACATTGCTACATACGGTTTGTTGAAATACAAAGAGGCACGCCAACGCCAACCTACTCTCTCTTCTTAACACATTTTTCATCCATTTGAAATGTTTCCCCCGAATCGGTTTGCGGAACAATTTTAATGATACACTTGGCTTTCTCGCCATAAAGAGGTTCAGTGCATCCTTTGCCGTGATTTTTCATGGTTTTCGCATTTTTGTGAATCTTTGGCAATTTGAATATTTTCGGTGTCAAACATCGTGCTCTAAAATGTTCATATCTTTCTTTCACGTCGCAGAATTTCAAGTTGGATTTTTTATTCAACATTTTATTAATCAATTCATGCAAATCATAAATATAACGAGAGAAGGTATCCCGGCTCGTCATATGTTTCATGGTTAAAGGCATTTGTTTAAAATTCGTTTTTAAATTAATGCGGCAATATTTGCATGGCAATACGTGTTTCAGATTTAACACAAAATCTCGATAATGTTTCTTCTCTTCTGAAGTAGGTTTAACAGGATAATTGAAACTCATAATATGCAAATAATGCCACATACTGGGTCCCCAAACGCTTGTCAACATTCCATCTCCGCTATTAAAATCCTTCTTTGAATATACGCGTTTTGTTTTAGTCATATAATTCAATCATACAATATTTTTCTCAATAATTGTTTTAGAATAATTGGCAGGTTTATTTAGAACTCGTGAAAACATGGTTGCAATGATTTCCTTGTAATATGTTTCGTCCTTTGTGTAATCAGACTTGTTGATTTGGATTAATTTTCCATCACAGTTTCTATAAAACATTATAAAGTATGATTCGTCGTGTTTATATATTTAATTTATTGTATTAAAATATATGAACATTCCAAAACTACCGAATATAGACAGCACAACCATTGTCATTCTCCTATTTATTTTGGCATTGGTGGGGATTTCTCTCTATTATTATTTTACATACATTGGCAAATCTACCTTTAAACACAATTTAGAACATAAACCAGCAGATTCTAAAAAGAACAACAGTCAGGCGGAATTGATTTTATTTACAGTGGATTGGTGTCCTCATTGCAAAAAAGCACAGCCTATTTGGAATGACTTGAAATCAGAGTATGAAAACAAGACAATCAATGGATACACTATTTTATTTACTGAAATCAATTGCACAAATGAAAGTCCAGATGTGGAAAAAATGGTAAACAAATATAAAATTGAAGGATACCCAACCATTAAGTTATTAAAAGACGGCAATGTCATAGAATACGACGCAAAACCAAACAAGGACACATTGGTGCAATTCTTAAACACTGTCTTGTAAAGGCGAAGACAAAGGCGAAGACAAAGGCAAACACTCGCGTTTCTCCAAAAACAGTTTGGTGGTTTCTCTCCCTGACTCCCAGAGTTGTTTTCTATGTTCCACAGAATTCAATGCTTCACTTAAATTCGTAATCGTCATCATTTTACAATCAAATACGATTTCATTTTTAATAGCGGGCTGTGTTTCGTCCGCACTCAAATTGTAAATTAATTTAAAGACGAAATTTAAAAGAAAATCCAACAAGGATGAATTGGCTTCAATGACATTTGAAGCATTGTAATTCTCATATTTATTTTTGAATCCGAGAATCTCGTCTTTTTCAGAATGGCTGCATTTGTTGAGAGGATAATTTACCATGATTCCTCCATCAATAAAACATTTGCCATCCACAAAAACCGGCGAAATAATAACCGGCAATGCACAAGTCATATGCAGAGCAATAAGCAAGGACAAATCCGGATGTGTTTTATAAGAAACATCCACCAATTCAAATACATTTATCTCAAATGTGAAAAAATGTATTTCAACTTTACTATATTCATAAAATTCTAATAAAGTAATATTGCACGAAATATCTTTAGCATCAAATAGAGGTTTCATGCATTTTTCAAAGGTGGCAATATTAAACATGCCCTTGTTTATATACGTGTCTAGTATAGAAGACATGTTAACTGGAAACACTTCATTCCATGGACGCATAATAATATAGTCAAAAATGGTTTGCCATTCAAATTTTAAGCACATGATGACTGCAATGATTGCTCCGGCAGAGGTTGCATAGATGCTTTCAATCTTATCCACGTGAATAAATGCAGTCTCATATAAATATTGAAGAGAACCCAATGTTTGTATAATAGTGGGACCACCGCCTGAAATAATCAAGTGTTTAATGGTCGTTGTCATTAATCGTGATTTGCATTTATTTTTAATTACTTTTTTCTTCTATTTAATTAATGTCAAATATATTTACTCTTGAAAATATTGATGATTTTTCAGAAAAAATAAACATTGATGAATTGTATGAAAAAAAGAGACAACATGATGTAGGCAAATTAGAATTGTTTAATAAGATTTTAAACCGAATTCATGTAAGAATTAAAACCACGTCTAGACAAAAGTTAGACGAACAATTTTGTTGGTTTGTTGTCCCAGAAGTTATTATAGGTGTGCCAAAATACGACCAAGGTGCATGCATCGCATATATTGTAGACAAATTAAAAACCAATGGATTTCATGTAAAATATATACATCCAAACACTCTATTAATTTCATGGCTTCATTGGGTTCCATCCTATGTTCGCAATGAATTGAAAAATAAAACAGGAATTATTGTAAATGAATATGGAGAGAAACTCAATGACCTGGATGATTCCTCTGTTCCATCTAGTGAAGCACTTCCTGCAACCGGCACAGCCACCACCGCGACAAAAGCCGCCGCTTTGGCCGGGAAAAATTACACTCCCATCACTTCTTACAAACCTTCAGGTAATTTAGTCTATGCAAACGATTTGTTGAATAAATTAGAAACTAAAATACAGTAGAAATAAAATGTCGAGTTAATGTATGGCAAAGACAAAAAAAAAAGACGTTAGTAAAAAGAAAACACAGAGACGCATGTATGAACCTTTTGAACACAAAATAAAGCCTGAAAGTATTACGGTGGAAAAAGAAATCAACCGAATATTCAAGACTCCTTTTGTTCCTTCACACATAACTGCCAAAAAAGATTTTTATTCTTACATTAATTACAAATGGATGAAAACTGCGACTGCTCAAAAAGGGGCAGAATACATTGTTCAATTGGACGATTTTAGATTAATTCAACACAAGGTATATTTAGAATTGTTGGAACTTGTGAAAGATTACACAAAAAAGAATCATACGAAAAAGGCAACAGAAATCTCCAACTTTTACAAGTCGTTTATCAAAGGAAGTTCATTGAATAATGTAAAAGAATATGGTCGTGATGCCTTGCAAATGATTGACACTATGAGAGAAAATCCGGCGAATTTATGGAAATTTTTAGGAACTATGAATAGAAATGAAATAATCTCATGGGGATTGCCTTTTTCATACAATTTATTTGGAGATGAAAAACACCCGGATGTCTATAGATGCGTCATTGGTTCTCCCAAACTGACATTGATTGATGACAGTTTATATTTTCCAGATGATGAGTATACCGATAAAAAATACAAACACAATTATTTGAAACAGTATTTCCTTTATTTGGAAGAACTCTTTGTTTTTGTCTTTGGAAACAATCATGGATTTAATGTTGGGGATATTTATGAGGTAGAAGTGTCCATTCTTAAAAACTTTGAATGCACCAAACAAAAAGAAAGTGCGGATTATTACAATGTGATTACAAAAAAAGAGGCCATGTCAAAATACGAATTTAATTGGGAGGAATTTAGTAAGTCGTTGGGATATAAATCATGTCCGGATTTTTTCATCACTTCTAGTTTAAATTATTTGGAGTGTTGCACTCAATTATTGTTGAAAGAATGGACGAGCGACAAATGGAGAACCTATTTTATTTATGTTTATATTAGACAAATGGTGCGATTCAATCAAGAAGGATATAGTTTATATTATAAATTTAATGGTAAATTTGTCACAGGACAAGAGGATGAACTGCCGCATGAATTGGGACCAATATTTGGGCTAGGGTATGCATTTAATACCTTTTTTACAAATGAATATATTGACAAATATAAAAATGATGAAATGATTGAATATTTGCAAGGCTTGTCTGAAGATTTAAAACAAGTCTTTATAAGAATTATAGAAAAGAATACATGGCTGCAACCTAAAACAAAAGGACATGCATTGATGAAATTAAAACATTTAAAATTGATTGTTGGGTCTCCGAAACTATTGAGAGAAGACCCATTGTTGAATTATTCGGATTCAGATGCCTGGGGCAATTTATTGAAAATCGCGGATTGGAGAATTAGTCAAAATATATTGTTGGAAGGGAAAAAACTGGTTGATATTCCTGAAATTGATTGGTCATTGACACCGCCGAAATTTATTGGAACGCAAGCATATGTTGTGAACGCCTCTTATACACCTTCGTTAAACAGCATTTACATACCATTAGGATATATACAAAAACCATTTATAGATTTAGATGAACGCGGCATTGAATACAATTTGTCGCATATTGGGTATACATTGAGTCATGAAATGTCGCATGCATTGGACGATTTGGGCTCTAAATATGACCACACTGGGAAATTGCATGATTGGTGGACTGAAAAAGACAAGATTAAATTTAAAAAAATACAGCATGAAATCATTAATCATTATGAAACGTTTGCGAAATATGATGGTATAGATTTTAATGCGGCACCTAGTATTGGAGAGGATTTGGCAGACATTTCCGGATTGGCTATTTGTTTGACATATTTAAGAGATTTTCAGAATAAAAACGAGGACATTATCCCGATTCGTGCGTTGTCATATGAAGCAATGTTTGTATATTTTGCTGCACAACAGCGTCAAAAAATCAGTAAGCGTGCTTTGAATGCCCAATTGAAAACAAATCCGCATCCTTTAGATAAATATAGAACAAATGTTCCATTGTCAAGAATGAAAATCTTTAGGACAATTTATAATATTAAAAAAGGAGATAAAATGTATTGGAATTCCACAAATACTGTTTGGTAAATCTGTAAATGAATAATTTAGGAAAATATATGTCAAAACTACAAATGCGTCCACCATGAAAAGAGAGAGAGAGAGAGAAATCAATCCCCGATTATCGCAGAAGCAGGGTCGCGGACGTTCATAATTTAGGAAAAATTGATATATATATTAAAATATTTATTTTAATGTTTAATATATATATATAATGGTTCAAACAGCAGGTCGTCGTCGTCGCCATAGTCGCCGCCATAGCAGAGCTCGTGGAAGACATCAACGTTCAGTAGGAGTTAGACGTGCTTCAGCAAGACGTGCGTCAGCGGCGGCACATCAGGCTGCATCTGCCTCGCGTTCCGCTTCAAAGGCGGCTTCTCGTGCCGCAAGAGCAGCACGGTCTTCATCCGCATCTAGGGCATCATCTGCCTCTCGTTCTGCCGCGCAAGCCGCCTCTCGTGCTGCACAAGCCGCGAGAAACGCTTCTCAGGCCGCAGCCATGTCTGCATCAGTTGGTCGTGCTTAAATAAAATAATAATATAATTATGTTTTTTATATTATTATTAAGTCTTTAGGAAAAGATGATTAGTGTTTTTTCGTTTTGCGTTTTTTAGATTGTTTGCGTTTTCGCCGACGTGTTCTTTTTTTCTTTCCTCCTTGAGGAGGCACAGGTGCAGGCGTGGATGGAGGTGCAGGTGGTAGGAAAAGTTGTTTATTCTCAAGATTTTGACCATTACTATTTATTTCAACAGGATAAGGCATGAATTGATTTGCTGGTTCTTTTGTTACTTCGTTTTCGTTTGTCGGAGGATTTGCAGCCTTTAAATCATCATCCGTGAATTCATTCTCTTCTTTGAATTCATTTTCTGGATTTACATCCTTTATGTCATCCTTTATGTCATCCTTTATGTCATCCTTTATGTCATCCTTTATGTCATCCTTTAGAGCATCGTCATCCATGTCATTTGAATCTTTTATTTCAGAATTAGATTCAAAAGTAGGGGTTGTAAGTGATGAGAATGAATTAAATGGAACTTCAGGTTCAGGTTGAGATTCAAATACAGGTGTAACAGGTTCAGGTTGAGGTTCAAATGCAGGTGTAACAGGTTCAGGTTCAGGATTAAATGCAGGCATAACAGGTTCAGGATTAAATGCAGGTGGAACTTGAGGTTGAGGATTAAAGGCAGGTGTAACAGGTTCAGGATTAAATGCAGGCATAACAGGTTCAGGATTAAATGCAGGTGGAACTTGAGGTTCAGGATTAAAGGCAGGTGTAACAGGTTCAGGATTAAATGCAGGCATAACAGGTTCAGGATTAAATGCAGGTGGAACTTGAGGTTCAGGATTAAATGCAGGTGTAGCATGTTCAGGATTAAAGGCAGGTGGAACTTGAGGTTCAGGATTAAAGGCAGGTGTAACAGGTTCAGGATTAAAGGCAGGTGTAACAGGTTCAGGATTAAATGCAGGCATAACAGGTTGAGGTTCAGGATTAAATGCAGGCACAACAGGTTCAGGATTAAATGCAGGTGTAACAGGCTCAGGATTAAAGGCAGGTGTAACAGGTTCAGGATTAAATGCAGGCATAACAGGTTGAGGTTCAGGATTAAATGCAGGCACAACAGGTGGAACTTCAGGTTCAAATGTGGGTGTAACCGGCGATGTCAATGAATTAAAGGCAGGTGGAACTTCAGGTTCAAATGTGGGTGTAACTGGTGATGACAATGGATTAAGTGGAACTTCAGCAAAAGGATTCTCGTTTATTGGAGGACTAATAGGTGGAGGCGTTTCCGCCGTAAAAGAAGGCACCCCAACAGAAGGTGTAAATACGAGAGGAGGCGGAGTTAACACTTCCTTGTCAGCATCGGCATCGGTATCAGCATCGGCATCAGCATCGGCATCGGCATCAGCATCGGCATCAGCATCGGAAGCCGGTGCAATAAAAGGAGGCACCAGAGGGTCAGACACGGTTTTCAGTGCTTGATTTAAATTGTCGTTTTGGGTCATCAATGTAGAAGCCCCGATGGTATCAACAATCTTTTCATACAATGAAACCCCTTTCAAATAATCTTTTTCACATTTAGAATACAATTCTATTATTATTTTCCTCGTATCCTTCACAACAGACGACAATTTCGCATCATTCAATGCAGGATTGATTTTAATGGTTTTATTTCCAGTGCGAGGGTCCAGAACATAGGTAAAAAGCATATTAATAACCTTTAACAATTCAGCCTGCTTGTCATTCGCGTGTTGAATCATGTCTTTAATATTTTTCGCATATTCCGAAAACACTGTTTTATTTATGTTTCCTTTATAAGAAGATTTAAATTTATTATTCATGCATCTTTCATCATTTTCATAATTTTTCAATTTAATATCACTAAAATCCTTTACATCATCGGGCAATTCGTCCTTGCCAGTAAAGACCTTGTAAAACTCTTTCAAATCGGACCTATATTGTTTTTTCGTCTCATCCGTCATCCCTTTAAACTTTCCAGTAGAAAAATCGTAATCTTCATCTAAATACAATTGTTTTAATTCGGGAATTCCAGGCTCATCATTCAATGATTTTACATTTCCATCAGGCAATAAATTAACACTGCATATATTAGGAGCCACATCCATATTTCCATTCATCTCATTTACCATCGTCTCTTGTCCAGATTGAAGAGTATTTATACGATTTTTGCAGATATTCAATCGCTGAATTGTCGTGGCCGCATTTGCCGGGATTTTATCTTTTTCATAGATATTGTATTCATGTTTGACACCCGATTCATCTACATATGCATACATGGGATTGATTGTCATTACAATTGCTGCAAAAACATGTGCTATAATAATATAAAATTTGGCAATTCCTAGACATACTCTTTCTTTTTTATTTATATCAATGTCTAATTTTTCAAGCTCTTCTTTTGACATATAAATCACCTTTTCCTTTTTCATGTCGTTCGTTTCCTCTCCATTTTCAATTCTTTTTTCTAAAAAGGCAATTTGTTGTAATGTAAAATATTTGCCGATAATGTCAGAGGTCAATACAAGCATTTTATCACAGTGTTCTTTTTCTGACAATTTACTCAAATTTTTAAAATCCATTGTTAAAATATAATATGTTGCTATAGTATCAATTATATTTTGAAAATCAACCGGTTCTTTTTTTGTCGAAATATAATTTCCCATATACCATAAATAGATAAAAAAACAAAAATCAAACCAACAAAACAAACATTAAAATAAAAATTGAATTAAAAGTTTCTCATATATATGAAAGAACCAAAATGATGACTACTGATAAAAGTAAAAGACGAAAGAATCACTCTGTAAATAAAACAGAATTATGGAATATATTTGATAGTGAAATAGACAATGAACAAAAAAAACCTTTAGAATGCATTTATAGAGAATGCGGCGATAGAGAGAAATGCGAAAGGTGTGAATATAGTTTAGCATTTTCAGATGAAGGGTTTTTAACTTGCACAAACAAACAATGTGGAATTATTTACAAGGATTTATTGGATCAATCCGCAGAATGGCGATTTTATGGTGCAGATGACAATCAAAGCAACGACCCAACCAGATGTGGCATGCCTATTAATCCACTATTGAAAGAATCGTCTTTTGGGTGCAAGGTGATTTCTTGTGGTCCAATGAGTTATGAAATGAGAAAAATAAGAAGATACACCGAATGGCAATCCATGCCATATAAAGAAAAATCTCAATATGACGAATTTCAAATAATCACCACCATGGCTCAAAACGCGGGTGTTCCAAAAATGATTATTGATGATGCAATTCGTTATCATAAAAAAATATCGGAATATGACATGACATTTCGCGGAGACAATCGCGACGGAATATTAGCAGCATCCATTTACATTTCTTGCAGAATTAATAATTTTCCGCGAACAGCCAAAGAAATCGCAAACATATTTAATTTGGATGCCACGAGTGCCACAAAAGGATGCAAAAACGCACTCTCTATTATTAATAACATTGAAAAAGATGTATGCAACAAAGAAAAAACGGTTCTCTGCAAAACCAAGCCAGAAGATTTCATTGAACGGTTTTGCAGTAAATTAAATATTAATAGTGAATTGACGCAAGTGTGCAAATTCATTTCCAAAAAAATAGAAAAGTTGGATTTAATGCCTGAAAATACGCCGCATTCCATTGCCGCGGGAATTGTCTATTTTATATCACAAGTATGCAATATTAATATTACTAAAAAAGATGTCAAGACAATTAGTGAGATAAGCGAAGTCACAATCAATAAATGCTTTAAAAAAATGGAGCAAATTAAGGACGAATTAATTCCAGCAGTCATTCTTAAAAAATACGCCTTCGTTGCTTAAACACAATTATTATACATGGATAGTAGTATGACATCTATAATCACAAATACATCAACCATTCCACCGAGACAAATTCCCAAGAAAGTATTTATTGTTCCATATCGCAATCGCCCACAACAACATTTTTTTTTCTCAAAATACATGACTTTTTTACTTGAAGACATGGCAGAGTATGACGTCTATTTCTCTCATCAATCAGACTCGCGACATTTCAATCGTGGTGCAATGAAAAACATTGGCTTCATGGCAATGAAACAAAAATATCCGAATCACTATAAAAATATTACCTTTATCTTTAACGATGTAGACACGATGCCCTTTTACAAGATTTTTGATTATGAAACAATGCCTGGTGTCATTAAACATTATTATGGATTTAAGTATACATTGGGAGGAATTGTCGTCATCAAAGGCGGCGATTTTGAGAGAATCAATGGATACCCGAATTTCTGGGGATACGGTATGGAAGATAACTGTTTGCAGAAACGAGCAGAACTATTTAGATTGAATATTGATAGAACCCATTTTTATCCAATTGGAAGTCCAAATATATTGCAATTGTTTGACGGCGTCTCTCGCATTATTAATAAAAAGGACCCATGGAGAATGAAGCATGACAACGGCAGTGATGGCATTCGCACAATTACGCAACTTCGGTATTCCATTGATACGAAATCCACCAACGAAGTAGACAATCAATTGCTCGTTGAAAATCCAAACATTTTCTTTATTAATACTACGCATTTTATTACTGGCATTGATTACAACTCGGATGAATATTATAAATATGATTTGAGAGAACCGGCTCGTGCGATTATTGCACCGAATAAAATAAAACGAACAGTTGCAAATCCGAATGATGTTGCTGTAGTTGATGATTGGACAAATATTCCGTATTATCCTATGAAGAAAGAAAAAATAGAAGTGGACCAACCTCCGACTCCGTGTCCGAGACCACAACCATCGCAACAGACACAGCAACAGACACAACAACAAACACAAATAAAACAGCAAAATAAAAGACAGTTATTATTTAACAATGGGAAATTGAAACTTTTATTAAAATAACTCACTACTATATGAGTAAAAAATCAATGTTTGGAATTAATGATTGTCATAAAGTCCGCAAAAATAAAAAGAAATCATATACATTTGGCAAACCTTATAAGAAATCAAAAACAATGAAATTAAGAAATGTTGCAAAAAATAAATTCAAACATGTCATTTTATTTTCACACAAACTAGGCCAAACAAAACAAGGTGTAGACAAAACCCCGGCTAAAATGAAATCATTTATTAATCGCACAACTCATCGTGTTATTAATGTAAAATCAACTGGCGACTTGTTCAAAAATATTCAAAATCTTTACAAGGCAAATAAAAAATGCGGTAAATCTCCTATTGTAAATATAGGAGGAAACCATTCCATGTCTATTGCCACAATTGCACACACGTTAAACACTTATCCGAATGCAAAAGTCCTTTATTTTGACGCACATGGTGACATTAATACTTTTGCATCATCCAAATCAAAACATTATCATGGCATGCCGTTAAGTTTTATGACTGGATTAGACCACGACGACCGTTTTCCTTTTATTAAAAATAAATTGTCGTTTGACAATCTATGTTATTTCGGAACGCGTTGTGTAGACCCTTTTGAAAAAGACATTATTTATGAAAAGAATATCAAGTATATTGAAAGCCCCGAATTAAATGACAACATTAATCAAGTGATTCAAAAAGTGGATAACTTTATTGGAAATTCGCCAGTCCATCTTTCTTTTGACGTGGATTGTTTAGACCCTGCATTTATCCCTTCTACTGGAACAACTGTGAAAGATGGAATTAAATACAGTAGTGCAATACAAATGTTGAATTATTTATATACCAAAAATGTGGTAAATGTAGACATTACAGAATTGAATGTTGGGTTAGGCAGTCGCGAAGACATTCAAAAATCACAGAAAAATACACTTTCATTATTCCGGGATTTTCTCTCTTAACATATGAAATACAAAATGAATTGAATTAATAATAAATAAATATATATTATTATTAATAACACAATGAGTAAATGCGAACATGATATGAAAGCATTAATATAACTAAGTAAAAAGCCATGGGTTATGGATTATATTAAACAATTAACAAAACTAAAATATTTATTAGATGAAGATTTAGAATTATTGATAATAATAAAGAAGAGAGAGAGAACTCCTAAATATATTTTTATTTTGAAAAATTAATATATTCATTATTTTTGCATATGTAAATATTTTGTATTATTCTATCAGTTTTTATTTTTTCTATATTTTGGTGTAATTCAAATAACCAATCATATTTATCATAAAATACATCTTCTTGTAATAAACGAATTGTTGAGTATCCATTTTTATTCGCACAAGATTGTTTGTATAAATCATTAATTAATTGTTCTTCTGGTGATGACCAATTACTAACTTGTTCGAAATGTTGCCTACCATCTAATTCTATAATTATTTTATAATCAATAATACAAAAGTCAAATGGTAGATATTTTTTATTTTTGCACCATTCGGTTTTAAACTGTATTTGAATATTATAATTTACTTGTAATATTATATATATTTTTTGTTCTGTTTTATTTTTACAACTTGGACACCAATCATTTCTACCAGAAATGTGTCCCAATGTATTTTCAAATGCATGATTACATATATTACAATTAAACCAATATTTTGTATTTGAATTTTTGAATACATTTCTTGGAGTTATTTTGTTTTTATTACTCCAAAATTTTGATTTTTCATGTGAGGCAAATGACCTATTAAAACAATTTTGACAATTATTATCATCGCATAATAATTTAGATGGAATAATACAATAAGGACAATGATGATTTACAGCATCATTCATTTTATATAATTTTCTTTCAAAATGATGATTACAATCACTACATACAAACCAATATTTTGTGTTTGATTTTAAATTTACTTGGCGAGGAGTAATTGAATTTTGTTTACTCCAATATTTTGATAATTGGTTTGACACAAAACTTTTATCAAAACAAAATTTACAATCGTTATTTTCACACAGTTTATCACCATTACAAAATGAACACCACTTACCTGCACTTATGTTATTTAAACTTGCTTCAAATGTATGATTACATTTATCACAATCAAAATAAAATTTTTCATTACAGTTTAAAGAAACCTGATGTGGTTTAATTGCATTTGTTTTGCCCCAAAATTCAGATTTTTCATGTGAAGCAAATGATTTTTCAAAACAAAATACACATTCTTTAATCCCACAAAATAATGGGTGTGTGATTGAACAATAACCACAAAATGTATTTTTACTTGTAATTTGGTTAATGCTTTTTTCAAATGTATGCAAACATAATTTACAATCAAACAAATATTTTTTATTTGTTCCTTTTAGTATATTTCTTGAAATAACTTTATTTTTAGAACTCCAAAATTTTGATTTTTCATGTGAAGCAAATGATTTTTCAAAACAAAATACACAATCAACATTCTCACATATTTTTTTACAAGGTATAGAACAATACGGACACCAATATCCAGAGCATACATTGTTAAGTGCTATTGATATTTCATGACCACAAACACAATCAAATAAATATTTTTCCTTTGCATTTTTTGATACGTGTTGTGGTGAAATATTATTTTTTTTACTCCAAAACTTTGATTTTTCATGTGTCGCAAATGATTTTGTCAATTCCATATTACCGATATAAATAATTATATCCAATATTTCTAAATCAATTTTAATTACAATTTAAAAAACAAAAAATGAATGGATGAGGATGAATGAAAAGAGAGAATAATTAAATTAAAATACCAAACACATCATTGGATAAACAATAAAAATTATAAAATTCATTTATTACTCTAATGTTTAATCCAAGCATAAATCATTTCCTTGTAATCATTCTGCCGCCGACTTTTCTTATAATGGTACACTTCATGTGCTTCACCAAATAAATCAATACAGACATTTTCATATATTTCTTTATTGATATTCAAAACGAAATTGCCACCGAGGGACAGTCCATCGTATACCTTTTTAAAAAGAGGAATATAAAACAATTCATCCATTTCTCTCTTGTTGCAATAAACAGCATTGTTCTCATACTTTTGAATGAAATAATAAGGAGGCGAAGTAAAGACAAGGTCGTATTTCAACACGGAATAATCAACGGTCAATGCATCGCGAAACATGATTTCAAAGTCGGTTGTCATATTTTCTCTCGACTCCAAGAAATCTTGTAAGAGAGAATAGGATTCAACCAACGATGAATTTATTTCAATGCCAATAAAACGAGGGACGTTCATCACTGCGGCAGCAACAACGGCACCACCCCAACCACAGCAGAAATCCAAGACGCAACTAGGCCTATATTTTAAATAAATTTCCATGTAATTCAAAGGACGGATAATATTGATTGAACTAATGCAAATGTTATAAACCTCTTTCAAAACAACATAATCATTTTTCTGTCCATTTTTGTTTTTCACAGTGGCATAATACTTCAACATGTTTTGAATGAATTTCTTTTCTTTGAATTCTTCTATTCTCTCTACAAACTCATAAAAGTTCACATTGTATTTACCACGAGTGTATAGACGCTGTGTAAAAGTAAAATGGTCAACAATTCCATTGCCGACAAGACATCGTTCTCCGGTGGATTCTATATTGCCTTGCCGACAGATTTCTCTCAATTGTCCAAATTCTCTGACGATTTGTTGATATGAAATATTCTTGATTTGGAGAGAAATGTCTCGGTGTTTTTTAGCCGTATCCAATTTTAATTTCAATCCAGAAATATCGTTATTCATAAAAAAGAAAAATATAATAAATACTGTGTTTTAACATTTATTATATGGAAATTCAACACACCCTCTATATTAATTTGGAAGAACGTCAAGACCGACGAATCCATGTAGAACAACAGTTGGCATCTATTGGCATCCACACACCGGGTCGATTCAATGCCATAAAAATGAAAGACGGAAGAATCGGGTGTTCAATGAGTCATTTAAAATGTCTTCAACTTGCGAAAAAAAACAATTGGGAACACGTATTAATTGTCGAAGATGATATTACTTTTACAGACCCGGCAATGTTTAAAAGACAATTGTCAGGTTTCTTTCAAGATGAACAAGCCTATAACGTCCTTCTTTTTGGAGGAAATGTAGTGCCGCCTTATAAACCCGTGAATTCTTATTGTGTGCAAGTATTTGCTTGTCAGACAACAACCGGATATTTAGTCAAACAGCATTATTATGATACATTGATTCAAAATATGCATGAAGGAATTCGCAAATTAATGCAAGAACCAGACAAGCATTTTTATTATGCCATTGACAAATATTGGTTCTCTCTTCAACGTCAACACAAATGGTTTATTATTGTGCCATTGTCAGTGATTCAATTGCAGAATTACAGTAATATAGAAGAGAGAGAAACAGATTATTCACGACTGATGTTGGATTTAGACAAGACCTTTTTACAAAACACGCGATTTATAAAGCCTTTTGCACCGTCGAAGATTTAATATAATATCGAACGTGTTCCTGAAACTGATATTATTAATGATGATGTATTAAGAGTTGGATTGATTGACACTATGGGTCATCAATTCGTTTGCTCGACTGCTTCTACATTTACAAATCCTTTCGATGTTCCTACTAATGCAATAAAACCAGTTTCTTATCATGGACAAATGTGTCGTACGGATGATGGAGTGTCCTAGTTATGTCATATATATAATTTCACAAAGCATTTAAAATATGCAATGAACCATCACAAGACACTTTCTTAACTTGTGTAAAAAGTTTTTACAAAGTTTACACCAACTAATTATAGTAACACCCCAAAAAATATAAATAATCATAAAATATTAGTTGAAATAGAATTTTGCATATGGGAATAAATGGATATAATGGAAATCAAGCAAATGTGTATGGCAATGATTCTATTATTAGTGGAATATCTAGTTGTCCACAACAAAATGTAATGCCAGAATAAAATGGAGTATATTTATTTTCAATAGTTTCAGAAATTTATCCACGTGGAGGATATGGAACAGCTCATCATTTTATCTTATATAGAAGAATATTGTATAATTTATGATACTTGGTTGGGAGGAAGCCAAGGAAGTAGATGCAAATGGTCAAGAGTAATCTCAAAAACAGATTTTAGAAATATTTTTACACTTTTTCTCATTTAAAACGCCCATTTTAAATATTTTTTTGAATAATCCACGTATCTCCATCACCTGTAAAAAATAATGTATAATTAAAATATTTACAAAATAAATCTACATCATATTTAACTGCCGGAAACCCATGATAATCATCACCAAATAGTATTCCTTTATTTTTTAAAATATCATGATATAACATTAATTCCATAAAAGTTTCTCCTGCTTCGTGTGCTGAATCTACATATACAAAATCAATTTCATAATTAAGAACCTTTAACATCCTTGCTCCAACAATAGAACTAACTCTTAATGGAATAACTGTATCAGTTAAATTATTGTTCATTATATTTAAAATAAAATAATCGTATATTTTAGGGTTTCCATCTTCTTTATTCATAGTTCTATGAAAAACATCCATCAACCACATATTTATATCACCACACCATGTATCTATGCACATTAAAACACCATTAGCAGATTTTACCATATTTCCTAATATAATAGCACTTGAACCAATAAAACTACCAACCTCAACTCCAAAAGTAGGCACATACCCCAATTTATTAATTATAGCATTTGTAGTTTTATTTGAAATATGTGCTGGATAATGCATTGGTGTATTAATTTGCGGTGGAATTGAATAATTCAAATATATATTATTACATCTAAATAATGTATTTGATATTTCTAAATAAGTTGGTTTTTTGTTTTCAAAATTGTTTGTCTTAATTGTTTGTATTAATTGGCAATCTGCATCAGTTTTTGAACTAAACCATCTCGAAAATGTTTCATCATTTAAAATGTTTTCCATATATGATATTATTATTATTTAATACACAAAATGGGCGTTTTAAATGAGAAAAAGTGTAATATAATGAACGATATGAGACATCCCCCAGAAATAAAAGAACAAATAATTCTTACATTTTTGCAGGATCCACTTACTCAACAAAGGTTCCAGAAAATTAAAAAGAAAGACTAGAAATTAGAAATAAAAGAAAAACTAAAAACAAAACAAAACAAAACGTAGAAATATTAACAGCAAATAGTATTGTCCGCGACAATTTTATTCCACACAGCAGGAAATAAATCTTTGGTTGAATGGGCCAATCGTTTGCCGAACCAGATAGAAGGATAACAGACGATTTTGTCTGGTAAAACATTGAAATATGCACTAAACCAACTAAATGTGCTATTTGCAATAATATTACATCGACAACAACTCATTAATATCATTTGTTGCCAATCGTTTAACATTTCGGGTCCTCGTTGGAAGCCGAATTCAGGGAATTCTTTTTGCAAACGGGCAATGCATGAATTCACTTGTTCAATGTTTTCATCTTCGCAAAAATACAAGACATTTGTATTTTGTCCGGGAGTACCATGTTTCTGTATAAAAAGGAGAGAATTGTAGTAATAATCATAGGACAAAATAGGATGCACATCAGGATATTTTATGTAATCGCCGATTCTAAAATGCATGCTTATTAATTGATTAAAATCTTCGTATTTCTCTCCACCCACATTCAAACAAGTATACATTTTCACCACTTTTGTCCGGGTATCTTCCAACCGAATTAATTTAAAGAGGGATTCTTTATAGTCATCAAAATATTTATAACTCTGAAAATATCCGACTAAATTCACGTGTTCATTTTCTCTGATTTTCGTGAAATCATGTTCTTCGTAATGGAAATGTTTCTCTCGAATCATGGTCGGTTGCGGCGGCAATGGAAAAGTCGCCATGTATTTAATCGGTTTCAAAAAGGTGTTCCAATAAGTCGGCCGAATGGCACAACCTCTTGTGAAATCCTCATATAAAAAGGTGCATTTGCGACACAATTTAACAGAATATGCAATGGTTGTAAAAATCTGGAACAGTTGATTGCCTAATCCTCCTGACAAAGAACACGAAATCATATATAAGTATTTGATTATATTTTATATGATTAAAATATAATGAGTTTAATAGAAATATTTGCGTTAAGTGTATCTGAAATTATAGGAGATTTTGCCTTTAAAGAATTTGCAAACAATGGGGGTCTTGCACCGTTGTTAATCGGGTTTGGAGGTTATGTATTAGTCATGTGTTTTCTGGTTATTTCTCTCCAAGGGTCTACTATATTATTGGTAAATGGTGCATGGGACGGCATGAGTGCTGCCATTGAAAGCACGGCTGCATATATATTTTTAGGAGAAAGGTTTCATAATTATTTGCAATATGTTGGACTATGTATTATTATTTTGGGCATTTTTTTATTGAAAATTCCATTAAACCGAAAACATGCTTTTTATATTCCACGCATAAATCGTGTCAATGCCTCTAAAAATCCGAGTTGAACTCGAAAATATCGGCGTCATTGTCCTTTTTTCAAAGAAATTAATTCTATAAAGAAATGCTATTAATAATTATAAAGAAGAATGTATAAATTTATTTAAAAGTATTGATATTAAATTTTTTATTTTAAATCAAAATGAACATTTAAATAATTTACAATTTGCAATTATTCAAGTTCTTATACTATCAAAATGTGATTATTTAATTGGAAACAGAATAAGCACCTTTACAGAATTAATTTTTTGGTTTAGTAAATGTAACATTAAAGTATCTACTGTGTTTTAGAATGAGTTATAGATTATTCAACAAAATAAAACTAAACATTAAGGTTTAAAATTTAATAAATAAATGTTTATTTATTAAATATGACGACCATTGTATCTGGATTAATATCAATTAAAAATACAAATAGAAGCATTGAAAAATATATTGAATTTGGTAAAAAATTGTGTCAAGTAAATATAAATAAAGTTATATTTATCGAAGAATACATCTTTAATTTATATTTTAAAGATGAATTATATCCCACAACAACATTTTATATAACAAAAAAAGAAAATCTATATTTATGTAAATACAAAGATGAGTTAATTAATTTTAATAAATTATATACAAATAATCCAACAAAAGATACAATAGAATATATGTATATTCAATGTAATAAGACAGAGTGGATTAGAGAATCTATTGAAAAAAATCCATATAATAGCACACAATTTATTTGGATTGATTTTGGGATTTATCATATGATAAAAGATGATGAAGCATTCAACACATCTATCAGTAAATTACAAAATAAATCTTATGAAAATATTCGCATATCATCTGGAGTTTCTAATAATCCAATATCTATTTATACGCACGTTCATTGGGGATTTTTAGGCTCCATTTTTGGTGGAAATTCTGTTAAACTGCTCCAATTGGCAGATTTAACAAAAAAAAAATGTATAGAAACTATAAAAAATCAAAAGTTAATTATGTGGGAAATAAATATTTGGTTTTTGGTTTTCTTAGAACACAAAGAATTATTTGACAGATATTTTTGTAATCATAATCAAAGTATCTTAACAGATTATTAATGGTTAAATTTTCGCCTATTACTAATTCCAATACAATCTGTTTTTTATTAAAACTCGGCATTAAATTCAAAAATGTCGGCGTCCTTGTCCTTTGTCGCGAGGGCATAATCCGCCACGCGTTTTTCAAAGAAATTCGTTTTGCTTTCCAAACTAATTAATTCCATAAAAGGAAATGGATTCGCAGTGCAATATATTTTATCGTATCCCAATTGCAAGCAGAGACGGTCGGCCACAAATTGAATGTATTGCGTCATCAAATCCGAATTCATGCCAATAATGCGACAAGGCAATGCCTCACAAATAAATTCGGTTTCTATTTCCACTGCTTCGCGAACAATCTCGTAAATGCGTGATTTATTAATCTTCTTTTGCAGTTTCGTATACAATAAAATCGCGAATTCAGTGTGCAATGCTTCATCTCGTGAAATCAATTCATTGGAAAAGGTGAGTCCAGGCATGAGCCCGCGTTTTTTCAGCCAAAAAATAGAACAAAATGCACCGGAGAAAAAGATGCCTTCAATGCAGGCAAACGCCACCAATCTAGTGGCAAAACTGCTGCGATTGTCGGCAATCCATTTTTTCGCCCAATCCGCCTTCTTTTTAATACAGGGAAATGTGTCAATTGCATTAAAGTGTCGGTCTTTAATTTCCTCGTCTTTTATATAAGTATCAATCAACAGACTATACGTTTCGCTTTGACACGTTAAAATTCCATTAAATATTCCTCTATGTTTTAACGGTTCATTAAAGCAGTAGGTTGATTCATTTTCACTTATTTTTTGAATGTCTACTATTTTTATTCTTGATGAAACATCCATTGTGCCATTTAATCTTTCACAATAAATAACATTAAGTCTTTTTGGAGAAAACCCAATTTCAATTAGTTTATTTACAGATTTTCCAGTTATGTATAAAATATAACAATCTTTGCACATACAGTAACGATACTCATCACTTCCATCATTTTTTGGCATTAATCTTTTTCCAGCTTTGTGATTTAATCTTATATTTGTTAAAATGCCCAAGGTTGTTAATAATAGTTGAACATCTTGTAAAAATTTAAAATTAATAGACGATAATTGAATTGATGTGGAATCTTTCGAAGAATTTAAATTAACACACCCATCCGCATCTACTAACCCCTCCAACCATCTAAGTCTAACATTTTTGTCGTAATTTATTGGAACTGTAAATTTTTCTTTATTAATGTATTTTGTTATATAAAAACCAATTCTATCTTTAGACTCCTGAAATGAATTGTATTTGAAATGTGGCAATAGTTCTCGTTTTTTATCATATAAATGAATCATAGGATAGTTGTTACAGTAAGTTCCGTCTCCGCAAAAAAACCCATGCATATATGGATTTAAAAATTCATCGTTGTTTTCAAATTCAATTACAGGCGTTTCATACTTTTCAAGTATATCTCCAATCTTTAAATCAACAGTTTCAATTTCTGAAAGGTGGTATTTTTCTGGATGCAAAGGATTTCCTTTTTGAATTAACCATTTATGACCTGGCGAACAATCTAATTCCATGCCATTTGATAATGAAACTTTATAAATCTCTTGGTCTCCAGTATATTTAATTTCAACTTCAGAAAATTCGTCACCATTCCAAACATTTACTTTTTTATTTTCTAAATCTTCTATCATATAATATCCTTTGTCAGTTAATATTTTAGTTTCTCCAGTAACACAGTGAATATTCTCCATGGCAATTTGAAATCCGTAAAATGCACGGGCTTCCGAGACTTGGACGTCGCCCATAAATCTCGTTGCCAAATTTTCCAAGACAATTCCGTCGCTCGCCGCAAAAAACGCCAATATCATTGAAATATAATATTGTTCATCTTTTTCTAGACGGTTCCAGTCTGTCATATCTTTCGTCAAATCAATTTCTTCCGCTCTCCAAAAACAGTCGACTTGTTTTTTATACAATTTCCAAATATCATCGTGTTCAATTGGAAACATTACAAACCGTTTGTCGTTTGGTGTTAAGAGAGGTTCAGAATTGTGTTTTGACATCCTAAATAATATATACCGGAGATTTTAAATTGATTTTATTTTATATATTAGTAGTAGTATGAATGTTTTTGTAATCAAGATGACTTTAGAAGAGAGAGATTCTCATATTAGGAAAATAGAAGAACAAATCAAAAAGAACCAAGAAAAACAGAGAATAATGAATGATTTAGCAAAACAGAATGCGTTGTTGAGTGGTGTTCGTGATGATTATAATAGATATCATCATTATATTGTGACACAAAAACAGGAACAATTGCGTGCCATGGAAACGCTGCATCAATATTTAGCATATTTGGCAAAATCAACTGACATGACTGTCAATAACATTAAAGATGCTGCAATAGAACAAGATAAAATATTGAGAGAAATGCGGAAAATTAAAGGCGAGTTAGATGAGATTGTGTTGTAGATTGTGTTGTAGATTGTGTGTAGATTGTGTTGTAGATTGTGTTGTAGATTGTGTTGTAGTATATATTAAAATCTATGTATATTTTATGTCTGACTCTACCAATGCTGATATAATTGTCCGAAATTTAGACACAATTAATAACTGGATAAGTAGCATAAGAGATGCTGCAAAGGAGGTGGTAACTACTCAACAACAATTGTCATCTACAGGTAAAGGTATTCCTGCAAGTTGCAAAGGTTATTTTGATGCCATTAATGCAAAAATAGGGGCATTGATTACCAATATAAATAACGAACCCATTAACATTAATAATAAAACTATTTTGACTGACGCTTCTCTCACTGGATTGAAAGGTGGTTATTATTACCCAACAAGTTCTACTAGACGAAACAAAAAATCAAATAGAAATCGTAGGAAAAAAAGAAACAAATCCAGACGATAAACAAATATCTAGATAGTTTATGTCAAAAACACACGAAGAAATTTATCATGAAATTATTGCTAAAATAACAGAGTTGGAAAACACATTCAAAACACACTTTATTATTAATTTAGATGATATAGAGAGACAAGTAGACACACTTTTGGACATTCAAACAAAAAATGCAAACATAACAACTCCTCTGGATGATGCTATAATAACTCGTTTAAGCAAAATGATAAATAATGAAAAATTACAAACTATTACTAAAAAGTTGGATGAATATAAAAGAAATAAAATAGGCACTCGTGCAAATGAATTTGCCAACTTGCAGAATGACTTAACTCCTGCCCCTGCTCCTGGATGGTTTAGTGGATGGTTTGGTGGAAAATCAAGGCATAAGCGTCATCGCGGTCGTCGTCTCAGTAAACGGCACCGCCGCCGCACCCGTAAGCAACATTCCACGCAGTCCAGGCATTGAGCACGACCATTTTCCACGTCTCTCTTTATAATATAATTCGCCAGGAGAACATCTTTTTTTTATTAGAGCATTGCGTTCTGAAAATACGCGTTTCCATGCACGTTGAACAATTCGCAACCAAAATGTTTTTAATATGGCAACAGACTCACCACTTTGTAAAATAATGCATTTCGCGATTTCAGGTTTTATGTAGGTTGGTCGCAATACAATTCTCCGATAATTGCGAATGAATGGATGTTTGTATCGCACAGTATATCTAATAAATTCAGACCTATATTTGTCTGTATGAAGTCCAATCATTTCGTCAATTGGCAGGCTGTCTGTATCATAATCATCATGTTCGTCACCAGATTCTGTTTCCGACGCAGATTCAGAGTCATCTGAATAATAACTATCATAATAAGGATTAAATTTCCCAATGATTAAATAATGCGAATTCATCATTGGATTATTGCTGGGTCCATGAATATATTCATTGTAGATTTCACACAATACAATTCTAGTTGATGACATTTAATTTGACGTTTTAAAGACATTTCTTTTAACTAAATCTAAATCAATTTTTTATGAGAATTATATATATGAAACTACCCCCAACAATTTCAAAAATTCTTACAAATAAATATGTTTTATATTTGGTGGCATTTCTCTCTTTAATGAATGTGATGGGATATATGATTGCTGAAGACCTAAATCACATTATTGTCTTTATTTTGGTTGGAGTTATAATGACTTACTTTAGCAAAAACATGACAATTATATTGCTTGTTTCTTTAGTTTCATCCAATCTATTTTCCATGTGTTTTTTAGTTGAAGGGTTTGAAAATGGCAAGAGTAAAGAAGACACAGCCGCCGACACAACTGAAGAAGAGTCCGAGGAAGAACCCAAGAAAAAACCGTCAAAGAGGAGGAATAAAATAGATTCTTCCGCAGGATTGAATTCCAGCGTAGATTCGGTTCCTCCAGAGAGTGAATCATTTGAAGTAGGCAGAGGCAAACGAAATCCTAAAATAGATTATGCCTCTACTATAACAGATGCATATTCTCAATTAAATGAATTGATTGGAAAAGACGGAATTAAATCATTGACAAGTGACACACAAACATTGATGCAACAACAGTTGCAATTGGCGGATTCAATGAAGGCAATCGGACCATTAATTGAAGGAATTACGCCGCTTTTGTCGCAAGCCAAAGGAATGATGGGAGGGTTAGATGCTCATTCGTTGGAGGGAATTACATCATTGGCAAAATCGTTTAATGTAGGACAACCATCACAGAAATGATAATTTTCTCTCTTATTATAATATGAAAAAATGTCAAATATGTGTTGAAATATGGATTGAAATAATAGTATTGTTTATCGCACTCTTGTTTTTCATGTATTTATTTAAAACCCAAGAGAGAAACACGGACCAACCAATCCAAATGCCACGATTTCCAACATTCTTTGAGTCAAAAGATGTATTGAGAAATCCATATGAACCGCCTTTAAGTGATGACAGCCCACAACCAGTGAGGGTTCAAGTTCCAATTAATGTTTCTACAAATCCAGGTGCGGTAGATGCGAGTTATAGACAAGTCGGAATTTTAACGCCGCATTCGGCGTCGGCGTCGTCATGTCACGAAAAGAATAGAATTATTCCTTTAATGGGACGACCACTTTATGTTTCGCGAAATAAATGGCAATATTATACAATGACAGATAAAACAAATAGTATAAAATTGCCTATTTTATATAAAGGAAGAAGTTGCACAAATGAATATGGTTGCGATGAATTGATGGGAGGAGAACATGTTTATGTGGAAGGATATGGCGAAGCATTCAAAGTGACAAAATACGACAATGATACAATTCGTTATATTCCAGTTATCTAATCAATTATTATATATTATTTATATAATAATGCCAAAAGAAATAAATATTTCCGCGGATAATGTCGTCGGCGAATGCGAATTAAAATGTGCATACAATCATAAATATTTAAATAGCAGTTGCAATGCCACGAATAATGGAAATGTAATATTATTGTCGTATGATAAAACGAGCACACATCCTGTTGTATATAACAATAACAAATATGATGTAGGACAAGTTGCCATTTATTCTCCATCTATTCACAAATACAATGGAGACTTTATGGATGCAGAAATAATTATTACACACAATCCAATATTAGGAGGACCCTCTTTGTCTGTTGCCATACCAATCATACAATCTACTGCTTCAACCAGTGGAACCGCATTATTAAGTGAAATCATCATGGGTGTTTCTAATGGTGCTCCTAAAAACGGCGAACAGACCACAATTTCTTTGTCTAATTATTCGTTAACTCATTTTATTACTAAAAGACCATTTTACAATTTTTCAGACATAACAAATCATGTGGAATATATTGCATTTGACAAGGAACATTCAATAGATTTGTCACAGCAAGTATTAAATACATTAAAATCAATTATTAGCAAGTATTCCGACAATTCACGTGGAAGCGAATTGTATTACAATAAAAAAGGACCAAACACTGAATCGTCGGGTGAAAATGACATTTATATTTCATGTCTTCCTACAGGCAATTCAGAAGAAAACATAGATGTCACGTATGATAAGCCGTCTACATCTGTGGATGTTTTGTCTAGTCCAATATTTAAATATATTGTGGGTGCATTGATTTTTATCTTGTCTTTTTACATCATACAAGGATTAATTACTTTTTTTTCGGGAAATGTGAAAAAATAGTTTAGTGATGCCGACGCGATGACCTTTTTCTATGATGCCGACGCGATGACCTTCTCCTTCTACCAGATGCTAGTGGCAGTCCAAAATGAATATCGGCTCTCTCTGGATTATTTGCTAATAGAGGAAGGAAAAATTTTTTGGTTCCATATAAAGTGCTAAGAATAACAATAGTCATTCCAATAATAATCAAGACAAACACTAATGTATCAACCATATTATATAAGAGAGAAAGAATAATTGTCTAAAGTGTCTAAAGTGTATGTTTTCTTTTGTTTGATTTCCTCCTTCTTTTTCGGCGTTTACGCGAACTACCTCCGGTATTTGGTCCTGCTACTTTCCCCAATGAATCCGGGTTAAGTTGAGAATTATTTGGGGATGGTTCACCATTCACATATTGTTGACTTTTATAAGCATCCATTAATGCATTTCCTCTTTCATTGCTTTGATTGGAATTGGAATTGGATGACCCAAAGAAAGAGAAAAAACTACTACCAGTGGTGTCGGCGGTCGCAGGAGCAGGAGTGCCTGAGCCTGAGCCTGATTTAAATATCAACCCATAGAAACTACGCAACGCATAATAAAGTCCCATTATTATCAACAATCCTGCGATTATAATTACAATTAAAATGGTTATTTGTTGTACAGCGCCGGCCATATTATATGCATTTATTTTATCAGAATCAAATCTATGAAACTGGAGAAGCATCATGCAAATTATTAAGCAAAGGAGTAAACGTCACTGGATTCATTGAAGAGGTTGTGGATGGGATAGGAGCCATTTTTTTCACCACTTCTTGTTCTAAAGTATAAGGAAATTGATTCATCGCATTAAATTGCGAATCCATGCGTTGTTGTGAAGGTGCATATTGTTTTAGTGCATCAATTCCAGTAGTTGCTTTTGACCGCATAATTAAATCAAATGCAACAAACAATCCAAGAACACCTAAAATGGGATTTGTGTAACTAAACAACATGATTGCAATTGCCACAACGGCGAATTTTCCGGGGATGGTGTCAACCATGTCTGCAAGTGGTTCTGGAATATGAAACTTCATAATTAAAAAGAAAACGAAAATCACTGATAAAATATTCTCTTTATTAAACTCCATATATATGATATAACCAGATTTTATTCTTTCTCTCTTACCAAAAATTAATAAATCCGAATGATTCAAGTTCTAAACATTTGGACAAGGGCACGCAAAGAGAGAAATACAATAAAATTGAAATGAAATAAACCAAATAACAATATATAATAATAACAACCATAAATGTCATATTTAGGCTCAAAAGGATATACCATGTTAAAATCAGCCTTGTCTGAAACACAACAAGAAGAAATTAAATCGGATTTGACAATCAAACCTCATGTTCATGGAAGTCCAATGAATTCAAATCAGCCTACATTTCCTACATACCGGGAATCGCATAGTAAAATATATATGCCTCATTATTACGGCATTGCTAAATTCGGTCCACCATCAAAAGTGAAAATACCATTCGGTGATTCCATTCATGTGAAATTCAATGGAGATTTGCGAGAAACGCAGAGAGAAACAGTTGCGGCATATATAAATCATATTGAAAAAACCGGAGGTGTTGGCGGCGGGCTCATTGAATTAAATTGCGGCGGTGGAAAAACAGTTTGTGCGTTGAATATTATTTCGCAAATACAAAAAAAGACAATTATTATTGTTCATAAAGAGTTTTTAATGAATCAATGGATAGAGAGAATACATCAATTCTTGCCAGGAACGAGAATCGGAAAAATACAAGGCCAGGTCATTGACATTGACAACAAAGACATTGTCATTGGAATGTTGCAATCACTTTCAATGAAGGAATATCCGGCTTCTGTCTTTGAATCCTTTGGACTGACAATTATAGATGAAGTCCATCATATTTCAAGCGAGGTCTTTTCCAACTGTCTTTTCAAAATCGTTACAAGAAACATGTTAGGTCTTTCTGCCACAATGAATCGCAAAGATGGCACAACTCCTGTCTTTAAGATGTTTTTAGGAGAAGTCATTTACAAGGGAAAGAGAGAAGAACAGCATCATGTGGAAGTTCGTGCGATTGATTATTCTGTTGTAGACGACGAATTTAATGAAACCGTGAATGATTATCGTGGAAATCCGCAATATAGCACCATGATTACGAAATTGTGTGCTTACAATCATCGCAGTGAATTCATTTTGCGGGTTCTCTCTGATTTGTTTGAAGAAAATCCGAACCAACAAGTAATGATTTTGGCACATAATAAAAATTTATTAAAATATTTATATGATGCAATTCAGCATAGAAATATTCAAACGTGCGGTTATTATATTGGAGGAATGAAAGAGGCGAAATTAAAAGAGACTGAAGGTAAAAAGGTGGTGATTGCGACCTATGCCATGGCGGCGGAGGCGTTGGATATAAAGACCTTGACTACATTGATTATGGCCACTCCAAAAACAGACATTGAGCAATCTGTTGGTCGTATTTTAAGAGAGAAACACGCAAAGCCGATTGTGGTGGATATAATAGATAGTCATGGTATCTTTCAGAATCAATGGAAAAAACGCCGTGCATTTTACAAGAAAGAAAACTATAAAATAATTCATACCACAAATCAGAAATATAGAGAGAAAATATGGTCTACTTTGTATGACCCGTTTTCAGTTATGCCCATGAAACCTTGTAAAAAAGAGGCAGAAGAAGATGGATTGCCAGGGAAATGTTTAATAAAAATAAAAAAGGCTGCCGACGTGCCGACAAAGATTTAATGGCCTATAGAATCAAACCCTTTGCCCGAGTAATGGTTGTAATTATCAATTGCATTATTATAAGCGGTATAGAGAGGTGGATTTGCCATTGCGGAATTGCTCGCAGATAAATTTCCGCCCAATGAATATCCGGCACTCACAGGCATATTATTTTGATATTGAGAATAACCGCCGCGTTGATGGCGATGTCTTTGTCGTCTGGAAGAATGTCTTTGTCGCCGTCCTTTTCCAGAAGTCCTGCTTCGCAATCTTCTCTTTAATCGGTGAGTGCCACGTCTCATTTTATATATATTAGTTATATTTTTAATTCTGCGTTTAAGTTTTCGACCACCGCCAGACATGCAAACGCCAGGGACTTTTCCTCCCGCGGCATCCACGCCTGATTTTGCTCCAGACAATCCAGGCAATCCTGGTGTTTCATTGCTACTAAAACTGCCTGAATATGTTGAACTATTTGAATTAACATATGCAGAATTTATATTACTGTTTGGAACTATATTACCATATCCCAAAAAAGACATTATATAGTTAGTGTTTATTTTTTTCCATTTCTCTCTGTGAAATGACTCGTGCACCCTTTTCTGCCAATTTTATTGGAGTCCATTTTTTAAACTTGTTATTATAGACGCACACCATGTAATAAGACCTGTCCAAATAAACGAATTTGTCCATGTTGTCGTTTTCAAATTCTTCTTCTGAATCGCTTTCTTCTAATTTATCTAAATCGGCGTTTTCTTTAATATTTCTAAAGATAGAATTCATCATTACGTTTGTTGTATATGTCGGAATGTATGCTAAACCATAATAATAATCGTCTTTTGAATTGTGAAATGTGTGCAATGTATATATATCGTTTTGAATGGTTGGTTTTACGTTAAAAACGACCTCGTCTAGTTCTCCTCGTGGTTGCTGCTGCGACCTAGACTGTTGTTGCATCGGCCTTGGGTGTGCATGGGGTTGCACTTGTGGCCTAGGAGGTGGTGACTGTGTTTCTTGCAATACATATGAATGAATGACACTGTTTTCACAAATATATTTAATGTGAGAAATATTATAGGCAACATTCATCATTGTAGATTTTCTCTCAATCACAGGCAATCCAAAATGCATAAAACCGGGAAGAGAGGTGTGGCCGAGGTCATGAGTGAAAAGGTCCTTGCATAACGATAATTTATTCATAATTCCGCCGGCGTTCACCTGTTGTCCTTTTCCCTTGTAATAATAGATTTCTTCAATACAAAAAGAAGTCTCTGTCAGAATTGTTCCATAAAAAATAGTGCCGATTCCATAATTTAATTGACTAGATGCAATTGTATTTACGATATAAATGTTTTGTTTTTCCAAAATATAACACACTCTTTTATCTTTATAAATAGAAAACCATGCAAATGCTTTTATCCCAGAAGGCATTGCAATCATATAATTAAATGTGTGAACTTTCTTATGAGTAATAGGGTCATAAGAAAGTTTAATTTTTGGAAATCGTGAAAAGAGTTCATGTTTCTCGTTAGATGACAACATATATTATGAACGATTATTCTTTTAAATACTTGACATGATACTCAACGATTTAATTGATTTTTTAAAAAATATTTTAATTCATTTTTCATTGTATCTTGAGAAGAACTTGCACTAGAAGAATCTGCAAAAGAAGCATTCCCAAAAGACCCACAAGAAGAAGATGGCATTATGGATTGAGGCAAATAAGAAGACGGTGACATATGTATTGGTTGCCCTGCCGCCGCCGCCGCCGCCGCCGCCGCCGTTCCCATATCGGAAGAAGGATTGCCTATAATGGTATACATGTTGTCATATTTTTGTGTCGGAGCATTTACTAAATCTTTCATTTTTGGAATGGTCAAGGTTGTTTTAAAAAAGTGAATCAAATGATGAATTAATAAAATAAATATAATGGACAAGACCATGCTTTGTAATATCCAAAATAGCATATGATTAGTGTAAAGAAGATAAAAACTCATAAATACACATTTTGATTTCTTCATCGCATTTTTCTGCCAAGAAATAATAATTTTCAGCGATTTTATCAATCTTGTCATATTTTTCTTCAAATACAAAAGAGAGACCGAGTTTTTTATTTACAACAAAAGAAAATTTCACAGTATGCACAAGCAAATGATTGTTTGGTATTTGATACACCTTTTCTCTCTTTTCAGTAGACAAATCAATGAGCAAATCGTCCATGATAATGGGTTCTGCATCCACAACATTTATTTTATAAACAGCATCTTTTCCCATAATAAAAATCCCTTCTAGAGAGAAGAACTCATCCGATTCATGTTTTTCTCTCTTGTGTGATTTCGCTTTCATAGGATTGAATTGAATGCTGGATGTTGTGTATATTTTCATTGTTGATAATATATTATGAAAATGGTTTAAACCTATTCATTAATGTTATTTTAGTAATGTCATTGTCTTTAACAATCATTTTAGTTGAAAAAAACGCCACATTAAAAACACTAACCATAAAGGATTTCAAAGAATCCGAGTTGTTTAAAAAATGTGGATTTAAAAAATCAGAAGATTTCCAAAAATATGTTGAATGGACGTGCAATGGATATAATGTCTCTGTCTATGGAAAGACAAATGGACGTGCAAACAATGAAAATAAATATGATTTCCCTCCACCAATTGACAATCTTCTTTTTTTCGGGACTTGTTGCATTGTTGCTAAAAAACTCGGAAAAATGGAGAATCTGACATTGGACTTGTGGGAAAAAATCTATGAGAAATTATTTGGCGGATTTGAGGATTTATCATCAACTGCATTGGAGGATGAAGAAGAAAAAGACGAACTTGAACTTGTGCCTAAAGAGAAGAAAACAAAACATGGATATTTGAAAGACGGTTTTGTCGTGGACAGTGATGAAGAAGAGGATGCTCATGCTGCTACATCTAATTCTGCTGATTCGGAATCTGAATCTAGTTCGGATGGAGAGATGGAAGAATTAAGTAATGAATTAAAAACTGATGCAGACGACAGCAAAAGTGAAAATTCTGAATTAAGCGAAGAATCATATCAAGAATAAAAAATTGAATTATATTAATTTAAATGGTAGACTGCTAATTAAATTAATATGTCGCAAATAAAAATAGTTGACCACGAAGAATTCCGTTTCAAGATAAAAAATAAACTCAATGATATTATTGACAATGATAAATTGTCATCAAATATGGAAAAGGGTATATTTAATTATTCTTTGAAAGAGGCCGGAAATAAAAAGGTTGTTAAAAAATGGGACAATCCATATTTTGTGCAAATTTACATGGACCGGTTGCGTAGCATTCTCTATAATTTAACCAAACCAGGGAGTCTTCTTTTAGAACAATTAAAAAACGATTCCATAAAAGCCCAAGATGTTGCTTTTATGACACATTATGAAATGTGTCCTGAAAAATGGAAAACAATGTTGTTGTTAAAGTCTGTAAAGGACAAGGGGAAATTTGAAACGAATATTGAAGCATCTACTGATACCTTTACTTGTAGAAAATGTCGAGGAAATAAAACCACCTATTATCAATTGCAGATTCGTTCCGCCGATGAACCTGCAACAACCTTTATTAATTGCATTGATTGTGGTAATAAATGGAAAATTACGTGAACACATTCCATATCCAAAAAGATGCCGAGTTGGTTCTTGTTAGCGGGCGTGGTTGTTCAAATTCTTGTGATGGGATTGCATTAGTAGTAACATGTTCATAATGACTGTCGTTTTCTTGTGATGTCGGACTCGGACTCGGTGTTGGAATCGGAGTCGGACTAATGAATTCTACTTCTTCTACTTCTTCTTCTACATGCGTAATCATTTCTTTTAATTCCACAGGCGATTCTTCAAATACTTTTTCTTCATTGTCGGATTCGGATGCATCTGTTATTTCTTCTAATTCTTCTTCGGATGCATCTGTTATTTCTTCTAATTCTTCTTCGGATGCATCTGTTATTTCTTCTAATTCTACAGGCAATTCTTCAAATACTTCAAGTGCAATGTCTTTAACGGCAAGGTCTTCGTCTTCAATGGCAAGGTCTTCAACTTTTACAGGAATTTCCGTATGTTCACTTTCAATGACTTTGATTTTATTCTCCAACATTGTTATTTTTTTGATAAGCATGGCAAACCCAAATATAACAGCAATCGTTGCTATATTATTTTTAAACATTTAAATAATTATTTTAAATTATTTAAATTCTTATTACGTATAAAATATAATGGATTTTATAATTTACAAAAAATCAACTTCTAGAGACAATATGGTAGACGATTTTTTATTGTGTGATTATTTAGAAGAAGATTCTATTATTAAATATGAAGACGAAGAAAAAGAAAAAGAAAAAGAAAAAGAAAAACAAGAAAGTGAATTAAATGAAGAAATAGAGGACCCAGAGCCCGACTTTGCAGAACAAGAAGACATTGAATTGCCTCAATATGAGAGAGAAGAAGACATGGATGAACAATATATTGAGAGAAAAGAAGACATGGATGAAGACATGAAAGAAGACACTCGGGAAGAACAATACATTGAGAGAGAAACATGCGATGATGCCAACACCAACACCAACACCGAAACCGATACCGACTCAACAGAAGAAGAAGAAGATGACGAAATTGAATTTCAATTAGAAGAATATAAAAAACTTATTATACAGATTGAGGATAAAATACATACACTTGAAACAAACAATTCAAACATGATTACTTCCAGTTTTTTCATTAACAGAGAGAAATACACGGCAAATATGGAAGAAATAAGTATTTTCAAAAATAAGAAAAAAGAATATGAAAAAAATATGGAATTTATTTACAACTTATTACTAAATTAATATAATATATTTTCAAGGTCATTCACATTCCAATATTCGCACGCACCATTTGGCAACGGCCTTTTAATAATAAAGGGAATCTTTTTTTGTCTCAACTCCAATTCCGCAATAACAATTCCATCAATGACATTTTCAGGTATTGTGATGAATGCTTGAGCCCCCATATTAATCTGTTTTGCACGTTGCCCCAAGATTCTCGCCCTTTCATATTTTGTCAAAAAGGGAATTGTCCTGTGCAATGGGTCAATGATAATATTGTCTGCATCTCTCACAATAACAGTCAATGCAGCAATTTCGTCATAATTGTGATGCAAACATTCTGGATGAACTTCGAGCAAATAATTTTTATTAATGTCTATATCAAATTTTTGCAGATAATGCTCGTCCGTTTCTTCGTCATCATCGTCTCCATCGCTATTAGACTCATAGTCAGTCTTGCCGCGTGCCTTCTTTTGTTCTTCACTCCCGCTCGTCGCAGTCTTCTTCACTTTTTTGGCTGCTTCCTTGACTTCTCCTTCAATTTCTTGTTGATACAAGGACTCGTCTCGCGCATCATCGTCGTCTTCATCTTCTACCTCTTCATCATCATCGTCTTCTACATCTTCGTCATCATCCAAATCATCGTCTTCTACTACATCTTCATCACCTTCCTCATACTTACCAGCCACATCCACAATGCCATTTTTCTTCAATTTTATCACAGATTTTATGGTTGTTTCTTCTTCACTGTCAGATTCGCTGCTCTCGGATTCATTGTTGGATTCATAATCGCTCATTATATTTATATTATCTAAAGATTGTTTTAAATAATATAAATCAATTTTTTATTTTTCAGGTATTATGAACCTGTCTTCCAAACATTGTCGCAAGTTGAACAAATATAAATGTATTTCATATTAATGTCATCATAACGTATGTATAATATTTCCCGATCCATCTCTTTTTTATTTGTTTCGCATTCCGAATTCGGACACAAAATATTATTTAACCGAGGCAATGTCGGGTCTAATTTCGTGTATTTATTAATAATATGCGAAAACGACTGTTCATTTTTTTTAATTTGAGTTTTCAAAACACACACAGTATCAACCGTTAAACTAGTATCTTCATTGCCACATTTGCGACAATAATAGACCAGCGTGTTTTCATCCTCGGCATTAATTCTAATGTAATACATGTTTTGACAATTCGTGCAAAAGTGCATGGTTGAATATAATATATTCTAATACTATATTTTTAATTCAATTTTTTATTTTTTATTTACATCCAGACCCATCCAGTTTAATACTGGCAAATTTAGTGTGCAATTTATTATAATTCACACACACATGCAACGCATACATGGACGTTTCTACATACTGGGTTTCAAGAAGACTTCTCTCTGATTTTCGTTTCAAAATAAACTCAAGTATCTTGGGATAATTTTTTATAAAGTTTTCCTTCATCGCAGGATAAAATATTTCAAACATTGGATTATATGTCGGCACACGTTTTTCAATCATATCACACACGGCAACCTTTATATTTGAATATTCAATAATTGAATTGTATTTATGCAGGTCTTTGTTGTGTTGATTCACACCAGGCTCATTTAACAACGGGTCTTTAGACAATACCATGCAAAGCGTCAATAACATTGTGGTAATGGTCTGACAAGAAGTCCATTGTTCACCCCTCCATGTGTTTAAAATAGAGAGACAAACCTTGCCGTTTTTATACAAATTCGGATGAAACCGAATATTATCACCATGTGTGTGAAAAACCACTGACGGAGGACTATGTGGATAATCATGTGGATAGGTAAGTTCGAAAAAATAAAATCCGCCAAAATACGGCGTGTCTTCTGAACCCACAATCATGGCGTATCCTTTTAACATGTCCTCTTCATCGTGATGATAGTAAATACCATTGTCGGTCAATGGCTGCTTTACGATTTGAGTAATGTCTTTTACTAAACGATGAATGGTTTCTTTGCTAATTTTTTCCATCTAATTTATTACACAGATTTTATTTATATTATTTTTTTGCTGTAAAATTAGCATTCTAAAAAGTATGCAGTCGTATTTACTAAGACATTGTTGAATATGGAGACCGGAGGCATTCAATAATTAAAAAAAAAATGAAATAAAATAATGGGGGTATAAGATATATATATTTAAATGGATTCTCTACAAGAGTTTTTATACAATCACAATGCGAAATTAAATAAATCAAATACTGTCTTCACACATACTAGAATTGGTTCACCTGAACATCATATTTTCGGAGGTTCATTTAGAATTGATTCGCAAGATTTAGAAAAATTTCACAGATTGTATTATGAACACGTTTTCGTAAAAAATAACATGGAATATTTAACAGAAAAACAATTGGACGGTGCAGGTCCGATTTTAGTAGATTTTGATTTTAGATATGATTATAGTATTACAGAGAGACAACACACGGAAGACCACATTCTTGACATAGTTCAATTATATTTAGATGAATTGAAAAACATTGTCGTCATTACAGACCAAAGCGAAATCAACATCTACGTCTTTGAAAAACCAAACGTCAATCGTCTGGATGCTAAACAAATCACAAAGGATGGCATACACATGATTATAGGCGTGCATTTAGAACATTCTCTTCAATTAATGTTGCGTGAAAGAATCATTGGAAAAATAGGCGGCGTTTGGGAACTCCCATTGCAAAATTCGTGGGAAAATGTCTTGGATGAAGGCATCAGCAAAGGCACCACAAACTGGCAATTATACGGCTCTAGAAAACCAGACAATGAGGCATATGCATTGACTCATCATTATCATTACCAATATGACAATAATGAAGATGTCTATATAACATCCCATCGCGAAGTGGATGAATTGAATCTCGCCACTAATTTCATTCAAATTTCCGCTCAAAACCCGGACAATCCTAAATTTGAATTAAATCCTAAAATCATGGTTGAGTATATGAACATGAATGCAAAATCCATGAAACAGGGTGGTACATTGGCATCTGGCTCTGCAACATCTCGCAGATATAGATATCTCGGTGGCTCGGAATTAACCTCTACTTACGATGTCATTAGTTGCAAAGAAGAATTGGAAGCAGAAGTCAACAGCATGTTGAAAAATGTGCATAGTTCTGATTATGATATTAAAGAAATACATGAATACACACAAATCTTGCCTGAAAAATATTACGCACCAGGTTCTCATTTGTTAAACCGTCAAGTGGCATTTGCATTGAAACGCACAGATGATAGACTCTTCTTATCATGGGTCATGTTGCGAAGCAAAGCAGAGGATTTTGATTACAGCACTATACCCGCATTGTATCGTACATGGGAGACTGCCTTTAACAAAAAAGGAGACGGTGTTACATCTCGCTCCATCATGTACTGGGCAAAACAAGACGCATCGCCAGAAGATTATCATAGAGTCAAATCTAATTGCGTCAACACTTATGTGGACATTTCAATTCAATCGCAAACCGAATTTGATGTGGCAAATGTCTTGCACAAATATTACAAAGATACGTATGTCTGTACCAGCATTAAAAACAAGCAATGGTATTTGTTTAAAGACCACAAATGGGTCAATGACAAAGGTTATACCTTGCGGTTGGCGATTTCTGTAACCATTCATAATATCTATCATGACAAAGCCAATAAATTGTACGACGAGATTTCTGCCATAGATACCACAGACGAAGAAAACAGTAAAAAATACGAGAAATTAAAACGCGTCCATAAATCTATTGTGGAAATGTGTGGAAAATTGAAAAGGACGAATGATAAAAATAATATTTTTAGAGAAGCCATGGAATTGTTTTACGATGGCAATTTTATGAATAATTTAGACGCAAATAAATTACTGTTGTGTTGCAACAACGGAGTCATTGATTTTGCAAACAAGGTCTTTAGAAATGGTTCTCCACAAGATTACTTGTCAAAATCAACCGGCATTGATTATGTGAAACTGGACCCGACGATTCATCAGGAAAGCATGGACGACATCAAATCATTCATGGAGAAATTGTTCCCTGTGGAAGAATTGAATGAATACATGTGGAATCATTTGGCCTCGTGTTTAATTGGAATCAATAAAAATCAGACCTTTAATATTTATCGCGGAAGCGGCAGCAATGGCAAGTCCATCTTGACGGATTTAATGACACAAACATTGGGTGATTATAAAGGGACTGTCCCTATTACATTAGTCACTGAAAAACGAGGCAGCATTGGCGGAACTTCGTCTGAAATTGTTCAATTGAAAGGAATACGATATGCTGTTATGCAAGAACCGTCCAAGGATATGACCATCAATGAAGGCATTATGAAAGAATTAACCGGCGGTGACCCGGTTCAAGGACGTGCATTGTATTGCGACAGTGAAACATTTGAACCACAGTTTAAATTGGTCGTGTGCACAAATTCACTGTTTAAAGTAAACAGTCAAGATGACGGGACATGGAGACGCATTCGTCTGTGCGATTTCATGTCTAAATTCGTGGATGAAGGCGAAACACATACAGATACAACTCAATATGTCTTTGAAAAAGACAAGACATTAAAAGAACGTCTTCCTAAATTGGCACCTGTCTTTCTTGCCATGTTGACTGAAATAACCTATGTAAATGAAGGCGATGTCAAAGATTGCGATACAGTAAAAATGGCATCAAATAAATACAGAGAGAGAGAAGACCTCTTGTCCAAATACATAAAAGAACATATTACAAAGACGGGCATTGCAACCGATTTCATTAAAAAGGGCGAATTATTGATTGAAATGACCAATTGGTATTCATTAGAAACCGGTGGAACCAGAAAACAATTCCCGACAAAAGAAGTGCTTGAACTCATGGAGAAGAACTATGGTTTATGCAAAAATAATAGATGGACTTGCATAAAACTGAAAAAATACGACGACATGCCCGACGATGACCCAAATACTGCATAGACGAGGCGCCACGAACCACGAACCACCGACCGACGAACCACGAATTATATTGTTTTATAGACATTTTTAGGAAACATTGCAATCAAATTCGTATAACGAATAAGCAACGATTTATATACTGGAACAACCGCAAATGGATATATTATAAAACAGATTAATACAATTATTTTTCGGGCAATAGATGTTTCATTTTTTATTGCAAACATTAAAATAAAATAAATAAACACGACAAATGCATATACATACATTAAGAATCGGTAATAATAATTTAAATTTTCTATTCCTTGATTTGCATAATATGTTTTTCGGTCATTTGTAAAAATATCATTCGCATCATTTTTATATTTTCTCTCCAAGGTTGCGTTTTCAACATGATATTTTTCGTATAAATCAATGACAGATTTATAATTGATAGAAACCCCTTCATACATATCCAAGGTGGATTGACTGGCTTTTAAATTATCATGGAATTGTTGTTCAATTACATTTACAATGGCGGTTGACTTTTCATCTAAACTTTTGTTTAAATAATCATTGTATCCTTCAGGACCTTTGGCAAAAACATAATAATTTTTGGCCGATTGTTCCACTTGTTGAGGAGCATTTATCAAATTTGTTTTGGAATCTAAATAAGTTTGATATAATTGGGACATCTTTTCGTTTTTCTGACAATCCGGTCCACACATGATTGCTTTTGAAGCCTGCCTTAATAATTTATTCACATCTGAAATAGTTTGATTTGCAGAAGACATGATTAATATATTATACAATTAATAATTTTTTGGGTATATTTTGGAATTCATTGTAACATCCGGCTTTTTGAATTCACTCGTGTGTTTCGTAAAAATCTCATTCAGGGCATCCATGTTGAGAAAAGATTCTGTTCCTGTATTTGAAATACATCTATTTTGCACTGAATCATATGTATTCCCATCCGTGCAACATTCATCTCCGATGCAGGTTCTCACAAGAGTCGGCCATGGGTCGGCTACACCCGATGTTGAATCTGGGGCAGGTGCGAGTGAAGGGTCAAACGTCCATGCATATTCTGGATAATTCAATTTGTCGTGCATGTATATTTTTGAATAAGTCTTCCATAATAAAACAATTCCAACTATCAACACAATTACAGTTAGTATTCCATATACGGAACTAGGAATGTAACCAAATTTAAATAATCCAGAGAGAGCAATAATGGGAATTAAAATATAAATAATCATTTTCATCATATTTGCGTGTTCGTCGTAACTTTGTCCATAATATGTATTGATTTCAATCAATCGTATTTTATTATTTTTCTCCTCTTCAAGAACCTCTAGACGCCTTTTTGAGCGATTTAATTCTGTCTCAACAATGTCTATTGCAACACTTTGTTCTGACAATACATTTCTTGAATTTGTCAAACTATTTTTATAATTGCTATTTAAATTATTCAATAACTTATATAAATTCATTCTCATTTGCGAAACATTATTTATTTTATCAATAATCTTTTTACTGTCTTCTGGTTGTATTTGCGGATTGTCTAAACTGTTAAATAATTCCTGTTCAATCTTTTGCAAGTTCTGAATGTCATTTAAGATTTCTCCGTTTGTTTCTTGGCCAGTGCCACCACCAGGAGTTGGTTCTGGATTCTTGGTGGAACACGTTTTTGAAAATCCTGGGTCAGGAAAAGAACCACACATTGCTGCCTTTTTATTTGTAGCTTCCTTCCAATAACAAGCGTTGGGACCCACATCAACAATGTATGCACTTAAACAATTTTCACAAGTGGGGTCGGATGAACCAGTAACCTCAGAACAACCCTTATAGGTATTTGATAATGGCTCACGGAGATTAACATAAGAAGAATAATAGTTGTAAATAAAAAAGATAACAAGAAACATTACTAAATACAAATACACTCGTTTCATCTATATATATAGAAGTAATAAAAAATGATTACTAATCTGAATTATACGCAAGCACAACATTCTAAATATTTGCAGGTTTAATCCGGCGAACACACGCATGCAAACGCCATGAAGGGTTAAACTAATAATTTTATGGCAAGTATTAATAATATAATTGCAACCAAGGCATAAGAAATAAAGTTCGCATTTTGCTGTGTAACTAATATACTCGTGTCGGTTACCATATTATCCATATTCGTTAAATTAGTTCCTGAATGTTTTATTTTTTCTTGCACTTTATCATATTCATCGTGATATTTATTTAAATGTTCCGTGTTTTCAATCGTGTTGGCATTTACACTCGACAAATTCTGTGTATATTCTGCATTGTTTCTTTGAATCTCTTGAGAGAAACTCTTAATCTTTGTATCCAAATCTGACAACCTTTTTTTGTCGGAATCAGTCAATTGTTTACTCGCAGAATCAACAATAGAATTATCAAATATTTTATTGTTAGTTGTATAATTTTTCCATTTATTTGTATCTATTGCGGCTGTTTCAAATCCTTCCTTTACCATTTTCTCTCTTACATACAAATCAATGCCAGCACCCGGGTCAATGGTTTGTTTCTGTCCAGCCGGATACATGCCTTTATTTTTCGGATAACATACATTTCCTGAAGATTGATATTCAAATCCATAACAATCCGACAATTTATTGCATGAAGTTTTACAATCATCTAATGAACCTCCAGAATAAACAGCACCAGGAATATCACTTCCCGGACCCGCATTGTTTGGGTATTTGACATACTTATTTGATAACCCGATTTTATTGTCTGGATACATGTATATTTCAGAGTTTTTATCTACATATCCAATTTTACCTAAATTCGCAGGATTTCCTACTTCTGACATTTTATAAAGTGCCGTTGCTCCTTGACCTCCCATACTTAACGTGTCTTTATTACTACCCCCTGCAGATATTGCAGAACAATTTTCTCTAGTATTTGAGGCATACAAGACCAAATTTCCATCCGATTGCATTATTAAATAAATAGACCCGTCAGAAGAACCAATGAAATCTCCCGCTGCTAAAGTATCTCCTGTTTTCATGTAATTTTTACCAAATTTCCCTTTTGATGCAGTAAACCCAGGGTTTGGTTTTTGTTGTTTTCCATTCGTCATCGCATACCAAATGCCGACTTGATTGTCTGATGGTCCTGTTCCTTTGTAAACACATAAATTACCATCATCTTGCAATATCAAGAAATAATTAGTTGGTGGCTCTATTTTATACACCGCGTTTGACCACCCCCCTCCTCCAATAGTTCCATCACTTAATCTAGTGCAATTTGTCGCGATGCCATATTTTTTTATTTCATTCATGTCATTGCTTCCTGCACACCACCCATTCAATGTATCACGATTGTATTGCATGGAATAATAAGTATAATTTTTGTCCTGCGCTAATTGTTTACATTGTTCTAAAGGTAAATACTGATTGTTTGAAGTATTTGGCATCGCACGGTTTCCTGTATCAGCATAACAACCAACATAATTAGAAGGCGTTGGTTTTCCATCATTAAATCCACTGCCTGCATTCCCATTAGCACTCACTCCGCTACCACCCGGGGTGCTAAATATTGCAGCACCTTGAGAATTAATCACAGAGAGAGTTCCTTGCAATGTTACAGTTGCGGTATTTCCAGAACCTGATGCCGTGTTTGATGACCAAATAGGAATGCCTGCAGACATTGTATACGAAGTCCCGTTTTTGGTCGCACTAACAGAATCATTCGTAACAGCACAATATCCTTTTCCAGTTGAAGGATTACCATATTGCAATCCAAAATATTGATACCCGCCGTCAATTGCCGCAGTTTTGCATTGTTCATGTGTATATTTGCCAGTTCCACCTGCAGGCGTTCCACTAGGTCTAAGTCTGATGCCTTGCAATGCGGTAGACCTATCACCTTGTGTCCATGTTCCTACAAATGAAATACTATGTTTTCCAGCGACATAAATAGTAACATCCACATCGTACTTTTTCCATGCATTTACTGGCGGTTGAAAATTATATATAGTTCCTTCACCTGGTGTTCCACGGTCAATGACAATGTTAATAGGATTGCTTAAACCAGACCCATCGCAACAATTGCGACCAACAGAAGAAAACGACAATTTATAGTCTCCAGCAGACATTTGCATGTTTGTGGATGTAATATATTGAGTTGTTTGAATAGAGCAACATTGCAGACCATATGGATAAGGTTTAGTATATCCCCACGCATCTGACTGATTTAAGATGACGGCAGCAAAATCCCATCCTGGAACTCTAGACGAACTCGTTATGTATTCATATGTGTTTTTTGCAATAACAGGTTCATTAAAATCACCATTCATAATAGATGCATCCGTTTGCACAGGCGGCACCTCTCCTATAAAAGTCATGATGGATGGATTTGCGTCTTGATAACATCCTTGATATGCCATTGTGGAATTATTTGAAATGAGAGAAGAGACAAATATATTTTTGCCTTCATTACCACAACTCCCTCCTGCTTTCATGGGAGGACCAACTATTAAAGAGGGACTTAATGGAATTGTGCTGCCTTCAATGTAGGACGAAGACCATTCCAATGCAACATCTACTACATCATTGGGACAGCCGTTTTTCCCCAAAAGTGATTGATATGTATCCCAATCTCCAATAGGTTTTGCAACGCCTACATTTGTCACATATGCAAGTGTACCGTTTTTAAAACGAATAAAATTATTTAATAGTTTGTTGGAAGAAGAAATACGATTCAAATAATCTTGTGTTTTGTCAGTCACTGTCTTAAAATTATTACTATAGTTTGATAAAGAATCATTTTGCGATTGCAATAATTCAGAATTAGGTCCATCATTTGTAATTTGTGTATTTCCATATACTTTTTGAGAAGCATCATACACTGGCGTGTCTACTTTTTGTTGCTGAAATCCTTCGTATTTATTTTTATTTCTCTCTCTGTTTTTCATAAAGGCTTTACCTTGAGTTATCATTAATATAATATAATATTTAAAATATTCGCATCGCCTCTTATAGTAAAAAAAAGACGATAAATAAAATAACAACAATGATTGCAAATAAAGAACTGGCTATATAAGATGAATACTTTTGATTCACTGAAATATAACTGTTTTTATTTACCTCTTCAACTTCTTCATATTCACGAAACATTAAATCAATCCGCCGTTTTTCAGCCATTAAATTGTCATAATTTGCAGTCAACTTCTGATGACGTATTTCTCTCTCATTTTGTGAATTAGAACTGGCAGGATTAGTATCAATCATCTTTTTATTTAAATCAATCAATTGCAGGTTTAATCTATACAAGACATCACTGTATTGTTTTGTTTTTGGAACAATTGCAACATCATTGTCTAAACCTGGAATAACATCTCCTTCACCTGTTCTAATCCAACAATATTTTTTGTCTGGATTAAATGTGGCTCCTGTGCAATTTGAAATAGAAGAACATTGTGCTTGACATTCTTCCACAGTATTTGAAGCACCTTGACTCACACTACTTGTTCCCCAAAAAGTCTGGCCTTTCATGTTGGCAAAACTGCTTGTGTTTGTGCTGTCGCCAGAACCAGAAGATATCTGGTCAATATAATTTTTATAGGCTTGTTCATATTGCAGTAATAAAGCATCATATTCTTGTCCCATCAAAGACAATGACAGTTCCATTATATATTACGAGAGAGAAAATATATGAATACTAAAATAGACGGTTTATCTTGTCTAAACATCATCATCGCTAGAAAAGAGATTTTTAATGCAATGTGCACATAATTATAAGAAATGGTTGTGTCAGGAGGCACAATTACATCAAATCTATATTTCTCTCTTTTTGGAAATATAAAAGAACGAGTAATTAGCATTTAGAATATTTTTATAGAATAATTGTAAGAAACAAATGAATAAATTGCCCATTGAAGTTATTTATAAAATTATGGCATATACATATCAACCTCAACCTTCCTTTTTGTTGGAAGACATTCGCGATTTTCATAAAAGCAGAGAAATGATGAATGACATGTATTTAAAAAAATGGTGTCATCATGCAAGCGAATTTCATTCGGACTGGCTCATTAATGATATATTTATATACATGAATAAAAGTCAACCAACAATGTTTGGTTATTGCAATTATTTCAGAAATATTATTTATCGCAATCCATTTATAAAAGACGCGGAATTATACATTCGTTGCACAGAATTAGAACCAGTTCAAACACAAATCAATCGGTTTGTATCTTTATTTAACGTGTATGAGAGAACAGAGTTTATAAATCAAGATTTTCTATTAGAGCAAGACTAAAATATGAGACAAGGCACCAGGACAAGGCACCAGGACAAAGAAATCATGAAATCATTTGTTTTATATAGTATGCAATATAAAACAAATCACTTTTGTTCAACAGCCTCTTTTACAGAAATGGAAGGCAGAGACACTTTTCCAATCATTTTATAGATGAAATAAGAAATAAATAAGATTCCAAAAAGAATCATAAAATTTATAAAATACTGGAGATTATATAATTCTCTATAATCGTCAATCATCAAACCAGTAGTATCATGCTCCACATTCAATAGTCCCAACCGCTTTTTCAATTCGCCATTCTTTTCCTTTTCCTTGTGTATTTCACCATTCATCACTTTAATATGCGAATTTAATTCATCAATCTTTTGTTGAATCTCATTTGCAGTAACAAATACTTGCGATGTTGCACGCTGTATATTAGATTTCATAGATGAATATAATTTCTCGTATTCATCCACTTGAGGATTTTTGTTAAAAAAAATATAATGCTTTTTAAATTCATCCAACATGTGAGGAAATGATTCCGCATACTCGGCCAATTTATTCTTGTATTTAGTTGCGTCTGAAGATTCTATTAATTCCATATATATAAGATTTATATAATTACTGAATACACACACGATAATATTTACAAGTTACTGCGGTTTTGCTAGAACGAATTATTTCACATACTTGCCCTGGTCTGATTCCAATCACTTGAGCAACAGGGTCAAATCGCGATATTTCCGGAAGTTGCGACAACTTATGAATATTGTATTTTATTTTCACCTCTTCTAATTCTTCGTTTGACAAAATGCGATGCGGAGGAACGAGACTATGTTCTAAAATATTAAACTGCAATCGTTGAATGTTAATAATTACAATAAAGATGCCATCTTTTTCCCATATATTTTTAAGCACATTGGTGATTGTCTCATTAATGTCGGTTTTCAAAATAATAAACAATGTGTCGTTTTTTGTTAATATTTCTTCCACCATAAATAAATCGTCAATCATGTCTTGCAGATTTTTTGCAGTGATGGTTTTTGCGGTTTTTCCTAAATAATAATGTATATATGCTTTGTTTTCCTTGGTGTTTTTTTCTAATTTAATATCCAGTTGATTGTTTTGCAACATGGAATTTACTTCATTAATACTAAAATTAGAATACTCGTCAATGTTGTAATTTTGCTTCTTCATTAAATTCAATATGATTTTTCGCGAGTTGTAAATGCTTGAAATTAGAACATTGGAATTCTGTTTTGCCATGATTGTTATTATATTAACATTATTAAATATTTAATTCAATTCAATTTTAATTATATTG